AAACCTGGTGCACCCAAATCTCACCCAGAGGGATCTCCGGTGGGATTCAGAAAAACTTTTTTATTTTACAGAAACTCTTTGTCGAGAGAAGTATTCCAGATTTCTAAAAATTTTTTTTGTCATTTCTCGATGTTTAGGTACTAGGCTTTATGAATAGATAATCATTACTTTCCCATGAAGTGTAGTATAATTGCCAAAGCAATCCCTACCAACATTAACTGTGTATCCCAAACGGGTTTGCTTTTACCACCCCAATTCAATGTGAAATACACGCTAGTGAATACACCAACACTGCGTAAAATCGCTTCATAACGAACGTCCATCTTTATATTCTATTAATATTTATTCCTCATCACTGTCACTCTCCTCACCCATACCCATGGGAGCGGGACCTATTTCCTCGACGTCCCTCTCCTCGTCGTCACCCTCCTCGGCGACATCCTCGACGCCACCCATGTCGAGCTCCTTGAGAAGCTTATCGATCTCCGCCTGGATCTCATCACCAGACTCGTAGCGCTCGGTCATCTTGAGCTGACCGGTGATAAAAAGAAGTACAAAGGTCACAACGGCGCCGAGTACAACGTACTTGAGAATCTCCATACGGTTTTTCATGTTTTTATAAGCAAACATTTTTTTTCTCGATGTATTTTAATGAAGTATAGACCAGTCAAGGACGTTTTCGTAGAAGCTGTTGTAATCGGGTTGTTCAATGTATCTTTATTTTACATGTTACAATCTATCCCTATGAAACTTTCCACACCCGTTTTGTTATTTTTGTGTGGCATACTCATTCACGTATTCTTCGAGTACACTGGTGGTAACCAATGGTGGTGTACACAAACTTATGAAATTTGAATATCCTCAATCTGATCCCGGAGTTCCCTGATCTCTGTTTCTATCCCACACCTGACCCTCTCCGTTTGAGCATTTTGTCTGTCGAGGTACGCCTTGTAGAATTTTCGTTCGTCTGGGATACTCAACCCAGTTGCACGAAGGTTTTCCATCGTATAACTTCTCAATCGCATGAACCCCATCTGGTGCGCCCGCTCTCTCACAGCGTCTCGTCTCACGGCTTCCGTGATGTTCTTACGAATCTTTAGAATTTTCAAATGTTTCTCCTTCATTCTGATTTGTTCCTGCATGTAAATGATAGCCGCTTCATTTTCCGCCCACTGATCATATTCGTTCGTCGCATCATCACTTTCATCGTCCGAAACATCAAGGTCAATTGGAATCACCGGCATGAATGGTATGGATCGCAGGTCCACCCTGGGGGGATCGTCTGTGTGTTTCATGTTTTTGTGAAGGGTTTTGATATTGTCACACATTTCCAAGTAGGTGCCCTCGGGAATCATCTTGGAAATGTCGTCGATACATCGCATTAAACTCTGAAGGTTCTCCATGTTTGCATACTTTCTACATGCAATGGTTTTACTTAGGTTTGGTTTTAGTTATTTTGTTTCGGAGATTATTCGTCAAATTGTACCCAGTAATATTTCTGAACGCGGTTTTGTTACCACGAATTGCAGACTGGCGAGCCTTTGTGGCCGAGGGTGCAGAATTTGGTCTCTGAAGGGTCACTTTGTTAAACGGTAAGAATGCGAAGGCCTTTCCGCGGTTCTGACCAACGACCATGAGTGACGTACTGGTGAAATTTTGTGTGATCTTCGCTATACTCCTATTCTTGGAAGAGGACATGAACGTAACGTTGGGAAACCATGAACGCAGTATCTTTATTTTCTCATTCACGTTGAGTGGATTCTTCGAGTTACCTACCGAATGCGAAACGACTACCACGGGACGTTTCTTAGTTTTCTTAGCCAGGTCGACGATACTCTGTATCATCATTTTGTGTCCCTTATGCGGTGGGTTGAATCTACCATATGTGAATACGGTATTCATTTATCTATACTCACAAATTTTCTAATTCTCCAAACTTTTTCTTTAGAGTTTCTATCTTTCTAGACAAATTAAAAATATATTTTTCCCTAAAACTATTCTCAGTGACTTTGAAGATGTCGTATATTTTTTGTAATTGTCGATCGTCCATGTTGAGTTCCGATTTTGCACACTCGGGTGTATACTCTTCGAGTGAGATATTGTTACGTATACAGTGATTCTCGATCGCACGTCTTTTAGTCGGATTTGACATTCGTTTGATAGGTTGGTGTAACTCAATTTCTCTCAAAATATAGTCCGCTTGCATGTCGATGAAGTCCATGTCTAGTTCAATTTGCGTTTCTTTGTTTCGTTCCGTTTCGTCCCTGGAATATTCAAAAATGTAAGGTGTATCGACAACTTGTGTGAACGAATAAATTTCTTTCAGTCTATTGCACAACTCAATGTAATCACCCTCAGATACATTTCCCTGGTTAGAATCGATCAGTTCCATAACTTTTTTCACGTGCTCCATACCTATTGTAGTATACGATTTTATAGAAACATTTTTCCTTACAGTAGAATATGTACACGACATCATACAATAAGAACGAGTGTCAGACGGGTATCGTACATATAGGATACGGAAACTTTCACAGGGCACATCAGGCTATGTACATCGACGAATACATGGAAAAGACTGGAGATCTTCGATGGGGTATCGTCGCAGTTAATTTAAGAAACGAGGGGTTCCGTGAGATTGACGATTATATCGTGAAAACCCCGGACAACTATACGCTCGTCAGGTCACACCTCGACTATATCGACTGGACCAAAAACCGTACCATCGCCAAACACATGTTAACCCTTCCGAGTGTACATCTCGTGACCATCACCGTCACAGAAAGTGGATACGCACCCGGATCACCACTCTTCGAATACCTCGCATGTGGTCTCAGAAACCGTAAGACGCCCATAACGATCATGTGTTGTGATAACATTCGTCAGAACGGTATCGTTCTCGAGACACAGTTTCTCGCATACCTGTATCAAACGAATCAACACGAACTCGCCGATTGGGTCCGAGAAAACGTGGTATTTCCTTCATGTATGGTAGATCGCATCACACCCCGAACGACAGATGATCTTCGCATGGAGGTCGAGAAAGTGTTTCCTGGATATGGTCATACCGTCGTACAAACCGAAGAGTACAGACAGTGGGTCATCGAAAACAAATTTGCGTCGGACTTCCCAGACCTTACGCAAGTTGGTGTCATCATCGCCGATGACATCGAACCATATGAAGAGACAAAGATTCGAATTCTCAATGGTGGTCACACATCGCTCGCATACCTTGGCGCCCTTTCGGGATATGACACATTCGATCAAGTCATGAATGATCAACGACATCGTGAACATTTCGAGCGTCTTCAAAAGGAAGAGATCGCACCATCACTGGATATTGATCTCCCATTTGACGTCTATGAGTATATAGATAAGGTCGAAGAACGGTTTTCGAATGTGATGAACCACGATGATCTCGATAGAATATGTATGGACGGCTTCACGAAGTTTCACACGTTCATCGTACCGTCACTGCGAAGATGTCTCGAACAGGGTAAGCGACCCGCACACATCTATAAAAGTATCGTTGCATGGTACATATACTCCAAGAAATTTGCCAGGGGGTGTAAGAAGATACGATACAACGAACCGAACTGGCTTCTTCTCGAACCGTTATTGAGGGAGGGTGCCGAGGAGAAGTTTGTGACGTCGGAGCGGTTGTGGGGGGATATTCCAAAAGAGTACATCACATTCACAAGAGATCTAAAGACTATTCTAATGTCTCAGACGTACGAGAAGGAAATCGATTTACTCACGGATTAGAACGAGTTCTAGACCGAGTCATGGGACCCCTGTAGCCGAGCATATTTCCAATCTGTTCAGAGTACTCGGCAAGTTTCCGGTCGTGTCGAACAGCCTCGTCACATTTCTCTTTGATGACATTCAACAGTTTAACGGTGCTTTTGTTGGAAAAGTCGAAAACATTTTCACTTCGGACGACGATCTTCAAGATAGTGCGAAGAACATGTATACGCTCACTTGTTGGACTCTCACTCGCGATATCCACCAAGATACGCGTGATATCACAAAACGATTCGAATGAAGAACAAGACATCTTTATTACATTTTACCAGGTGTCTATTGACTTAGGTACAATCAAGTGATGTGCACCACCTTTTACCCCTGCAACACTTCGGAACTATAAACTCCTCCTCATCATTTTTTAAACACGCACGACACATACCACTGAACAAAATACACGTATGTTCACCATTCTCGATCATCTCACACAACACGGGATTCTCAACCTCGTCCCTCTCTTCGCGAACCGGGCACCCCGCCTCAGCCTTCGCAATCTCTTCGTCAAGAAGTCGTTCGTATTCGTCGCTCATTTTACTCAACATTACATAATTCGTCTACACACTTAGGTACATTTGCGTAATTAGAGGTATTATGTAATGTCGGTGTATACAAATGGACTATTATCAGCATCTTTGGGCAGTCATTCATTTATCTGCTTTACGTTTCAAGAAGGGTGAGAGTGATGAGGCTGAATACGAAAAGTTTTACAAGAGCATCTCGTGCACGATGAATTGTTCAAAGTGTGTGCGTCACTTCGATGAATATATCGAAAACAACCCAATAGATTTTGACAACCTTTTTAATTGGACGGTCGATTTACACAACGATGTGAACAGGACCAGGGGTGCACCTACGTATACATACGAAGAGACTCTCAAGTACTGGTCTTAGCACGTTTTATAAAAGATGTATGATCTTCAGACCTGTTACACTTTCTTTCTATTTTCTTTTTCACATTTTTAACTAAAAGTTTTGCAGCAGGTACATATGCATTTTCGAACGCACTATTCGGTATACACCGAACGCCATCTGCACATTTAATCCAACTGTCAATATCGAACAGGTCTGTGTCTTCACAGTCCATGTCACTCTCCTGCAACATACGATCTTTTAGTATATTCGCAACGCTTTTCATATATTCGGGCATTTCATTTTTCGTAGTGAAATCACGCCAAAATGGTGTATCGTTTCGACGCGTCATATAGTGCAAGTAAAGAAAAGATACGACTCTGTCTATGGCAATCTCGTGTATACGGTTGAAACGATCTATGTGCTTCGTGTATCGCCGCCTCTTATCGAGACGAGGAATTCTAGTTAGCATTATCAGCACCAACCAGATAGCCGTCGCCTCAAGTGGTTCCAGGAAACCGTGTGATAGACCGAGTGCCACTGTATTCTTGTTGAAGGGTTTTGTGTAATACCCAGGACTAAATGATAGTTTTCTCGGAACGTAGGGTCGTTGTCCCGTGACTTCACATATTTCTTCGTATGCTTCGTCATCTGACACATAATCAGAGTCGTATACGTATCCACACCCGTAGCGATTACCCACCGGAATTTTCCACATCCAACCATACTTCATCGCAATCGATTCGGTATACGTGGGCACAGTTTCTTCTTTACGTTCAATGAAAAATGGCATAGCACGTTTCACAGGTAAATTCTTCGCGTACGACTTATACGGAGAGTTATACGTTTGTTTCACGAACAACCTAGCAAACCCTGTACAGTCGAACACGAAATCCGTTTTTAGCGTTTTACCGGAATCTAAAACAAGCTCTTCCACAAAATCGTTCGAATCTTTATTGACCTTCTCCACACGTCCATTCTCTACGTGCACACCCCTCTCCACCGCGACGCGTTCGAGATACTCGGCTAGAACTTTGGCGTTAAAATGAACCGCGTATGCAATATCATCACAATATTTGCCCTTTTCCGATATAAATGAACTAAAATCGACCGAATCCAAACATTTACCATTATACATCTCGTAAGCAGCTGTTCTGGGATCAAAATCATACGAAAATCCGTGATAATAATGTTTCCCATCACCGTTCCAATTCGTAAACTTGATAGAGTTTTTCACGGTAGCATCACAATTCTTTATGAGATCTTCGATCGATATATCCAAATGTTTCATGATATTCACAAACATGGGTGTGGTACTTTCACCTACGCCTATGATAGGAATTTTATCATCGTAAACCATGGTCACGTCATATTCCGGGTACTCTTTGTGCATGTACAGGGCTGTTAAGCACCCAGCCGTGCCCCGACCAACAACCGTGAGATGCATGTAATATACACATATCTTTTCTTTAACTCGGTGTTTTGATACAATAGTGTCTGAAGTTTCTCTGGGCTACAGTCCCCTTATGAATAAACCACATGAGTTCGTCGTAGCCCGGCGTATGCGTGAGTTCGCGCCAAAACGATTTACACGCTTCCCGAACTTGTACCAGGATTCGAAGCTTCTCAATACTATCAGTATCGTTGGTATAGTCGATGTATGCATTTTGAAGACCTTCAACAGCCATGATCCACTTGTGACACTTGTTGAACGCATCTGACGTCATGATAAAATCTTCACTCACGACGTCTGGTGTTACGCGAAGAGTCGTCTGATCCCGATTAAGATTCTTCATACACTCACACATCTTGATATAGTCACCCTCCGGTATTCGGTGGGCATTTTCGTCGATGAGGCTCATAAGTTCTTGCATTTTTTCTTAAAATTACACATTTCTAGCTACGACTTAGGTAATCATATCCGACACTTGTCGAAGTGCCTCCACAAATTCCGCATCCTCTTGCTCTCTCATCAATCGAATATCCTCCATAAGCTCAGCCTGCGCCTGGGGTGTCATCGTCATTGGTTCATTTTGATCCAAGAGAAATGGGGGTGGTTTCACTTTCTCGTGGATCTCTTTGAGTATGTTACACATTTCGAGATAGTCTCCCTCGGGAATCGTGTTCGCATTTTTATCGACGAGTTCGAGGAGCTTGTGGAACTTATCCATATTTTCTTGAAAATTACAAAGATTCTACACTACTTAGGTCCATTTGAGACTTTGAGTTTTTTTTGTACTGCATTTCAAAAACCTCAAATTCATCGAATAGTTCGAGAATGTCAGTGTTCGTATACATAGCATTTCGCACACGGTCACTCAATTCGATGATATCATAATACGTTTTGTCACCACAATTCTTATGCTTCGCGAAGGATAATAACCTTTTACACTTCGCGAAGAGTACTTCCAAGTTCTCGCGGCGCTCGAACGCTGGTGGTCTGGGTATCTCAAGGTACCTCTTTTCGCCACAGTCGTTCACGGCTTCAATCACTGTATGTTTTGACAATCGTTCAGAGTATGCTTGAACAGGTCTCGGGGCAAAGAAATCGGTGACCGATTGTATGAAATGTTGCATTTTTTTGGTGCTGGGGGAGTTTCGACTGGTTGTGTGCAATAGAGAACTTCTTCCCAGATTTTACGTTGAACGTCTGGACACAAGGGTGCTGTTGCTTGGCAAAAAGCGATGCGATACTCGTCGGTGGTGACGGGGAAGATGTATTCGAGCATTTTCTTACTTTTGCTCTTCGGTCTTCTCACTTAGGCTGTTTTTGCGGGTCAATTCCATATGCTCCAATTGAACATCGAGGTAAAATCGGTAGGGTGCATCGTACACGGCAGACTTGACCCAATCGTATACGTTCTTCGCATACTGAGGGCCCATGGAAACGATCGTGTTGCAAACGGCGCGCGTGACGTACATTTTATACATATCATGCGCTATTTCTTTTTATATGAGTTAAGAAGACGCATAAAGTCATAGATCGCGGTGAACGCCAAAGCGCTCGTGAACATGATGGTATTTCTCGCTATCGCGGGGACCATATCATAGGACAACATTCTTTTCGTGTCCAACCCGAAGTGATGTTTTTACGACAATGTCATAACCAGCCGCCTTGATATTCTTGCAGAAGGAAACGTCTTCAGATGCCATCTCGCGTGCGACGACACCATCGTCCAACTCAATCTCCTGCAAGGGTGTGTGGAAATATGGGTACTCGAGCTTCTCCAAAACCTCGCGCGTACACGCGAAGAAACCCATTCCGGTATACTCCACAGGGACGTATTCCTCTTCCTTTGAGAGATCTTCGATGGACGCAAACTCGAAGTGTCCGTTCTTCTTGAAAAAGTCCGTGTCCCATTTCTTCACGAACGCGAGGGTCTTCAGATCGGCCATACGGTACGTACCGGAAATCACTGGGTGCTTTTCCGTCTCTTCGATGAGCTCGATAAACTGGTCAGGGGAATATACGATATCAGAATCGACGGTTACCCATACATCATAGTCAACCTCGGAATTAAACGGCTTCTGCTTAACACCTCGGCGAACATCGAGACCGAGTGTCTTCATACGCGAAAATGGCACGAAACTAGAGTATCCGTTGACAATTCCAACCTGATACCCCTTCTTATTCAGGGTCATGAGCGTATCGGACCATGAGATGAGAAACTTTTCAGAGAACGAGTTACCGGGGAGAGCAACAATGACGCGCTTCATTACATGTCTATGGTGTGCTAGCTTTAATAGGGTTCGTCGGAAGTCACACGGTGGTCGAGATTGTACACACGAACGTCCACGTCACCAAAATACACATGGTCACCAATTCGCCACACCTTCTCACGGATTTGTTGCTGCGCATACTTTTCAGCATCGTTCGAGTCGAAGAACACACCCCGGTCAAGGATGTGGTCACCGGCGTAAACGTGGACGACAGAGAAAGAGCTCATGTTTATTTTTCTTTGAATGGTTTTTATATATTCTACTTCGACTTAGGTTGAAACAAGTTCGTGGAATCGCTCACAGAAATTTTTCAGTTTAGGGAGGATATTGGAATTCCAGAGGTTGGTGTCGCGTGACAAGAGATGCGTACACGTCTTATCATTATGTTGTTCGATGAGTTTACACGTGTTAATGTTCAACATCTCCATGTATGTTTGACACTGGATCTCCTCATAGTCCCGGACAGACTTGAATAAACGGTTCGCGCGATTCTTAATCTCGATGATCGTGAATCCACCATCTTCATTCTTGAGTAGACGGTCAATTTTACCGACAATCACATACTCAGTCCCACGTATCTTACACACGGGGTACGTGTAAAACGTATCGTCCGTGATGAAATTGGGATCCATCTCGGCAGTAGTATCTTCGTGGCGGATACCATGGTTCGTGTAAAGTGTCTTGCGAAGATGTTCCTTCGCCGCGTCCAAACGCTTGGGGTCTAGATCGCTTCGAGTATCGAGTTGGTTCGAAACTGCCCTATACTTTTGCTCGACCGATGAACTATCACTCGATTTGAACTTGGAAACATCATCGAGAAGGGTCTTCGCGACATCACATTCTTCGATCGCTTCAATAGCTTGTTGCTCCTTGGTCTTACCCTTGAAGGTCTCGGGGACGTATTTACACCACAGGTTCATCATCACTTCCTCGGGTGGCTTGTATCTGTTTTTGTCAATCATACTCGCCACGTCCGAAGCCTTGAGAATAATTTTGGAGACGCCTATACGATTGTGCTCACGCTTTTTGTTACGAAGCACCGCATACACTTCACCACACGCACGTGAATCTGCGAGTGCGTTATGTGCGTTATCAAGACTCTTACCGGTAATCTCGTTGTAAATGATGAAGAGTTTCTTGGGTTTGAGATACCACTGGAGCACCATCTTATGGGTACACGCGAATGTCACATCTTCCAAGGGATCCAAACTCAATCCTCGTCGGTGAAACTCCGACAACAGAACATTTTCGTCGAACGCTGAGTTATGTGCGACGAAGGTCTTGTGCTTACGACACATCTCGACGACAAGTTGGTACACTTCGTCGAACGGAACACCGTGCTCCATGGCGTGTTCGTGAGTAATACCGTGAATGTGTGTCGCATCGACCGTAAAGTTGTCGGGTTTCACTATGAGGTGCTTCGCCCCTGTCTCGTTTCCGTTAGTATCGTATTCCACAAATGCGATAGATACCATTCTGCATTTGTCGAATGTGTGAACATTGTCCTTAGTCGCCGGTTGACGGGTCATCGGGAGACCCGTCGTTTCCGTATCCCATGCGACGTAAGACATAGATTATTTAGTGACGTTTTCTTTAAACATATTAAAACATGGTAGTTCTCGAGCGGGCCTGTAAATTGATACGATTATTTCCAAGTTGAGATGTGTTTATCACACTATTCATTCCGTATAGTTTAGATTTTTGTTCCTTAGATAACACAAACCATAACTTATTATCAGTGTTTGATATGTCACAGATATACGAATATATAGCTGCACACATAGTGTCACCAGTTCCTAAAACGTAGGTGTATTTTGATTTGGTATTAGTTTTATTCAAAGCCGTGGTAGTTAATACCTGCATGAAATCACCTAGAAATTTAGAAAGTATAGCTCTGGTGGTACCCATTTCTATAGCTTTGTTCTTTGTAATACCAGCTGGTACATTTGTACTACCCTTATCAGTGATTATATCTATCGAAAAGTTATTTTTATTGTCGTCCCACGTATACGTCAATATGGTATTTCCTATTTTAAAAATAGGTTTGCGATAATTCCACGAGAGAAATGTAGTTGGGTTTTCTTTCATAAAGAACTCAGAGTCCTTCTTAGCACTATCGATTTGCATGTCATGCCCCGGGTCTACTAAATTTGCAATTGACACGGTATTATAAAATGGTTTCGATACACTGCTTTCAGCGGTCCGACCCATTTCTATGAATTTATGCATAACAGTGGAATACGAGTATTCGAAACGTTTCCGCGCATTTGATAGGGTAATACCCTCATCTTCTTGATCAAACAACAAACATAGGTCAGTACCTTTAAATATATCTTGATTAATTTGCTTATTATTTAAAGAAATACTATCACCGGTTTTAAAGTAGGTATGTAGTTCATTTTTAATAGCAGATTCAAAACCAGCCGATGGCAGGTTTCTAAGTTTATTAAGTAACTCGGACTTTACATTTGCATCGATCTTGGTATAATCACTTCCGAAAAATGTCTTAACAATATCACTCTTAATAAACCTGTTAAATGTCATTTCACCAATTGTCTTATCATGTTTCATATCCATGTACATTAAATAAGCAAATTCTGTAATTATTTGTGTATCTAACGGTATAATTAGTCCAAGAATGTCACCCCCACGTGATTTATTGTGAAACAGTCTGTAATGTTTCCATATTATTCTCACGGCTTCTTTTATCGACTTACCATGAAATAATTTTTGTGTGTTTGCATCGGTGGATTTTTCAATATAAATAAACTTTAAGAAATCTTTGAGTTCTTCACGATTTTTTGGAAGGTTCGTGTTGTTTATTATTTTAGTTAGAATGGGTATGTAACTTTTCTTAGTTTTGGGAATCTTGGTATTTTTACGGAACATTTGACTAATACGTTCAGCATCAGCTTCAACGAGACGATTCGTGTTTGCATTCTTCTTTGCCTTACGGTTTGCGTTCTCATTTTCCTTCCTCTTGGCCGAAGCGGCTGCTCGGGCCTCATTTTCCTTCCTCTTGGCCGACGCAGCTGCTCGGGCCTCATTTTCCTTCCTCTTAGCCGAAGCGGCTGCTCGGGCCTCATTTTCCTTCCTCTTAGCCGAAGCGGCTGCTCGGGCCTCATTTTCCTTCCTCTTAGCCGAAGCGGCTGCTCGAGCTTCGTTTGCCTTCCTCTTGGCCGAGGCGGCTGCTCGGGCCTCGTTTGCCTTCCTCTTAGCCGAAGCGGCTGCTCGGGCCTCGTTTGCCTTCCTCTTTTTATTCAATGCTATACGATCCGCAATTTGTTTCCTTTTGGCCGATGCTATACGATCTGCAATTGCCTTCCTCTTAGCCGACGCAGCTGCTCGAGCCTCATTTTCCTTCCTCTTAGCCGACGCAGCTGCTCGAGCCTCATTTTCCTTCCTCTTAGCCGAAGCCCCCTGTGCAGCAGTTCTCAATGGTATATTTATACGGGGTTTCTTTACTGTTCGTGGCGGGGTCTTACTTTCCGCTGTATTATTGTTATTATTACGCGTTCGCTTAGTCGTGCGAACACTAGAAACCGTGTTGACATTCATATTCATAGCGGAATTTTCAAGGTTCCTCGAGCGCTTAACTGCACGAATACCCGAACCCGTGTTAGCAGAATTCTCGACGTTCCCTGAACGCTTTCGGGCTTCTTCATTGATTAGACGCTCCCACGGATAAACCTTTTTGGTCCTGGGTACACTAGACATCTTACAATACACATTTATTTTTTTACGTTACACGAGTTGACAATCTCGTAGACAGCACTCCCATCGATGATCTCATCTTCGAGGAGCATATCCTTGATTTGCTCGAGCTTGTACTTGTTCGTCTTCAAAAGCTTCATGACCTCGGCGTAACACTCGTCGACGATGGTTTTCATCTCCGTCTCGACGATATAAGAGGTCGGTGTAGACATCATGTTCTCGTCAATATTCAGCTTACCGATAGTATCACTGAAACCGCATCGCGTGATCATCTGACGGACGATGGAGTACACCTGAGAGAAGTCGTTCGTCGCACCTGTAGATACACGATTGCGTCCATAGACAATCTCCTCGGCGGCGTGACCACCGAGTGCAACCTTAATCTGCGAAAGCAGGTACTCCTTCGTGTACATACCAACATCTTCAGTGGCTGGTTGGAAAAACGTCACACCACCTGCCTCGCCACGGGGAATGATACTGACCTTACGGACCTCGTCATAATCGGGCATGAGTGCACCGATGATGGCGTGACCGGCTTCGTGGTACGCGACACGTGTCTTACGCTTCTTGGAAACCATACGAGTTCCTCGTGCACCGACGACAATGCGTTGGTACGTGTTCTCGATGATCTCGGGTGTGATCTCACCGACGTTGACTGACCGAATGGCGGCTTCATTCATGAGATTCGCAAGGTCTGCACCAGAAAAACCGGTCGTCTGTCTGGCGATATCACGAAGTGATACATCTTCGGAGAGGTTCTTATTCTTCGCGTGTACCTCCAAAATTTTCTCCCGACCATTCACGTCGGGGAGGTTGACCTGGATCTTGCGGTCGAAACGACCGGGGCGAAGGAGTGCTTCGTCGAGAATGTCCACTCGATTCGTGGCGGCGATCACGACAATCTGTGACTTATCGTCAAAACCATCCATCTCCGTGAGAAGTTGGTTGATGGTCTGTTCACGCTCGTCGTTACCAGGCATGTTACCGGCGGAGCGCTTCTTACCGATCGCATCAATCTCGTCGATGAAGATGATACACGGTTGGTTCTTTCGCGCGTACTCGAAGATGTCACGGACACGCTTAGCGCCCACACCCACGAACATCTCGACGAACGATGATCCACTACACTGAATGAAAGGTACGGAAGATTCGCCAGCGATGGCGCGGGCAAGAAGCGTCTTTCCAGTTCCGGGCTTACCCGTGAGTAGAGCACCCTTAGGGATCTTGGCGCCCGACAACATGTATTTCATGGGAGACTTGAGGAAATCGACAATCTCAGTCAACTCGTCCTTCGCCGAGTCGATACCTTGTACGTCCTCGAACCGTGTCGTGATGTGTTCCTCAACTTCCAGTTCGACCTTATTCATGTTAAACGGATTTTGACCAGGTCCATTTCGTGCTTGCGAGAAAATCATTCGAACAATGGCGTAACTAAGAACGAGCGTGAAAAACCCGGACGCGAGATCGGCGGTCGTAAAAGGCATGGTCGTGTCGATATCAAATTCCGCGGGACTTTCGATCAAAGCTTTCCACACGTCGGGTGTGTTGAGATACGTGGTAACGTTGAACGATCCGTCATCTTCAGTGTAGTACACTTTATTCTGGTTAGGCTTAATGAGAACCTGGTCTACATGTTTCTTTTTAACTTGCGTGACAAATTCACTCACGCGTCGTTTTTCATATTGCGGCTTTTTTGGTAAATTGACGGGAAGTGGCGGAGCCTCGAGAGGTTTTCCCAAACTATACATGTTTGAATAACAACACATCAAGCTTTTAAACTTGATTAATCTAGATCCACGGGCTCGATATCATCGATGACGTCATCTTCCATCTCCTCTTCATCTTCAACATCAATTCCTTCGTCTTCCTCCGGCTGAACATCGTCGTCGTCATTCTCGTCATCTTCCTCAGGTTCTTCCATATCGGGATCCTTCTTCTCCTCCACCTTCTTCACCACCGGTGCAGGTTTCTTTTTGGACGCCTTCTCGAAGATCCTTTCGATGATCTTTTCATATTTTTTCTTGAGTATCTTTCTCTTCTCGAAAGAGTCTGACAAATTCTGAATAAAATTTTCCGAATACCCCATGTGTTTGTAGGCTGCGATGACAGATTTGGCTGGTGGTGTTTTTGCTTTTTTGTAGTATTTTTCCCATAGGTTCACCACGTGCGAAAGAATTTTTACACGCACCACACCAGATTTAAGAACGTTCAGTTTGACGACGACACGGTCGGGGTGCTCGAAGTGTTGTTCGACGTCCGTCGTACACATCTTTTTGTATTCCAACTCAGACACGGCGGGTTTCTTGAACGGAACACCACACTCTTTATAGTTTCTCTCAAGGAGGCGAAGGTATAAGTCAGCGTTTTGTACCTGAAATGATGTGTTCCGGACACGTTCTTCGAGAGGCTTGACATTTAGTATATCGTGTACTACACCACACGTGGGTTTCACGTAGGGTGTGGTAAGGGAGACTTTTTTACGGAAGGCGGGACGCTTCAACATATTTACTTTTTAGACAATTTTTTTGCAACTTAGGTCGAGTTCACATTCCAAGATATGATGTGCCTGAAAATTTTGCAGGGACGCGTACGGACCCCACAGTTCGATCACTTTGCGATCTTTGTCGAACCAAAGATACGATAGATCGAGGTATCTGGTCAACCAATAGAATCTCTTACCACCCTTTCCAACAAACTTGAAGATATCTTCTTGGTCATAGCCAGATACGTCGAACTGGCTGTAGTGTGTGTTCGGGGGGCAGTACGGAGCCATCTTTCTTATGTATTGTACGTCAGAATCTTTTAAGCCTTTTTCTTACAGATACCGTTTCGCTTGTTTTTGTTCACGATCATGAGAATGCAAAACGCCATGATGGCGGCGAGGAGTATGAGAAGAGCGTTCATTTATGTATACTCAGAATTTATTCTAGTTCGTCCTCACATAGACTGATGTCTGATTCACTCTCACTCTCTTCCTCATCTTCGGTATCGATGTACACCTCTGGGTCACTCTGATCCACGAGTTCATACTGCGTCTCATTCACCTTCTCATATAGACCAGTCTCTTCTAGATCGGTCGTATCGTAAAAACCAGACACGGATTCCTTTGGAACGAGGTACTCCGCGTCACCAAAAATGTATCTACCGCCACGATTGTACTCTAGGAGACGCACTTCGTATCCGTCCACCGTATCTTGAGCGATTTGCGCAATCTCACAAATCCCATCTTCGAACTCAATGTCAACAATCTGATTTTCCATTACTCAGTGTGCGCACATATTTTTTATATACCGTAATTATAATGAACATACCACCCGCCAAGAAGAACGACGCGGTGATGTTCGACATAGACGACACTTTAATATCGGCGAAGACGGGTAAACGGAAGGAGATCGTGTATAAATTTTACACGATGCTACAAAAACTGGGGTACAAGATGATCATCGTCACCGCCCGACCAGGTTTCGCGTCTAACGTACTTTGGACACAGAGACAACTCGCTTCGCATAACATCGTCTATGATAAATTAGTTTTCACACCCGCGGCTAATAAGGGAAACTATAAGAAAAATTCAGGATACAACTTTGTCGTCTCTGTCGGTGACATGGACACCGATCTCACACATACGCAGATAGCCGTTAAGATTTCCACGTAGTTTTGCAGATATGACACGTGACAAACACCGTCATGGGTTCATCGGCACTTCGTGTCTGCATCTCATAGTACGTCGTCTTGTACTGCCTACATTTTCTACACCTGAATAGACCAACGTAATCCTTTTCGTTTACGATGTTGTATTCCTTCCTCGCATTTTTTTCGATGTTACGCTGAACCGCAGCCGCATATGGACCCTCCGGCCACATGGATACGAGAGGCATGTTCAAAGCCTCTACACTCTTAATCGTTCCACCCCGAATACCCTCGCGGAACGATTGGGAACATTTTAAATTTTTTTGAATCTCGAGAAATTTGTGCTTGTATCTACTCATGTGCCGCCTGTTGTCGAGTGCGGGTACATCACCCACATCACGCGTTTTCTTGACTGCCCAGTTGTGTGTAGATTTCTCGAGATTTAAACAGGTTGTATGTTCCTCGGGAAGTTCGAGAAGTTCTGCATATTTTTTCGCGACGAAGGTTCTCGTATCCATTTTGTATTTTTGTAAGATTTAATACCTACTTAGGTTCGGAAATGCCTTGAGCGAACAATCCTTGTACGATTCGGGGGAACACGTGTTGAACGTGTCCGATACCCGCTTGGGCCGGTTCAAAACCTCGTTCCATTCGGTATCGAGTGAGAGTGTTCGAGGGATCGTGTACATCTCGAACCCCCTGAGTAACAGCGCGACGATGAGAAGGGCGATGAGGAGAGTGATGAGCTTGTTCATTTATTAAAAACAACTATTTTATTTGCATACAACAAATGACAAAGTCTATTTTAATACACGAAACAAAAGGTGACATAGAAGAAATAGAGATAGACATAGATCCAAAGAAAAACGAAATTTTCAAAATATTGCAGGGCAGACAAACATTCATCGGACAATGGGAAGAAATTGACGTCGTGATAATGAAATCTCAAACGGCTACGATTAAAAATGAAAACACACTACCCAAACCCTTCGATGAAGAAGACGTCCGTGGAAAGATACTACTGATTCGCATGGACGAGCATTCTGAACCACAAGATTTTGGTCTAGACGAGTACACATCATTTTCCGGGGATCCACGCGTCACCGTTTAGTACAGCGTTCGCGTATTTCATACAAAGCTGAAAGTGTACATATGCGAAATCGGCAGGATTTTCTATGCTCGGGTTACCGGGTAAAGGATTGTTTTTCACAGTATCCATGATGTTCACCCGTTCACCGTTCACCGTCTTAGTCATATCATTACCGATTTGCTTGAGCCAAAGAACGTGCTCTTCATCTTTACAATTAAAACTCCTGACAAAGTGTGCCATTATACATGTATGTTATATATTCTTTAAACTGTAATCAAGACGCTCCCTGTACAAAAATTCGTCCACGTGACCATCAACTTCTTGCCCACTTATAGCCAACGAAACTAGACTGTCGTATTCAAAAGCGTGACAATAAAAGTACGAGATACCCGTCATGATGGACATCGCGTCAATGTCTTCCATCGTCTTGTATTTAATCTCCAAAAGGGACTCGTACACGCGCGGATCTTGTTCCACGTGTTTCTCTGGAATGCGAATTTTTATGCTGGGTGTGGACAAATCTACAGACGGCCACGTTCCAAACTTAGCCTTGTGCTCGCACAGATACTTCATGTACGTTCGAGCGACGGGCTTCTCCTTAAAACATATGAAGCGAGGTTTCGTGTTCACGTCTATGATTGTCGCAGCCCCTCCAGATTTATTGCCCACAAAATGGAATTCCATGATACTCTAGTATAATATTAAAACCTTAACTAACTATATATGATATTTCCAGTTACCCCCGGACAATGTACATATGTGAGACACGTCCAATCTCCAAAACCCATTTTAATAGCCACAGGCCCTGCAGGTTGTGGAAAAACGTTACTCGCATGTAACGAAGCTTGTAGAAAGATACAGACTAGGGAAATATCTAAAATCATATTCACGAGACCGATCGTCGCGGCCGACGAAGACATGGGCTATTTACCCGGGGAACTCGAACGCAAAATGGAACCATGGGCGAAACCCATGATGGAGATCGTCGAGCGTCAGTTGTCCAGAAGTCAGCTCGACAGTCGTGTCGTCGTCGAACCGTTAGGTTTCATGCGGGGTCGCACCTTCACGGACGCGTTCATCATCGCCGACGAAATGCAAAATAGTACACCCAACCAGATGCGCATGCTTCTCACACGTCTCGGAGAAAACACAAAACTCATCGTGACAGGAGATCTCGAACAGAGTGATCTCGAAAAGAAAAATGGACTCGAAGATATTCTCGATCGCATAGACGGATTGGATCTCGATTATACGGAGTGTGTCAGTTTGGGTAAGGCAGATGTCGTTCGTCACCCGGCTGTCACGGAAATACTCTCAGTATACTATAAATGATAGGGGTTCATAAACTCACCCCTGCCGAACAATTTCTCGTATCGACGTTATCATCGCGGATACGAAACATTAAGAACGCGAGGGGGAATTTTAACATCATGTCGACGAACAATTCTCACTTAAACATTCGTGGGTTCACTCAGAACTTGTACAAAATGTTTACCAAATATTTATCTTCTGCATACACCAAAAACACTACAGCGTACAGAATATTTTTACGCAAAATTGATGACATAGCATCCAACAAGTATGCCGAGCGCCAAAGATTTCACATCAACGAATCGCGTTCGCCGGGTAAGGGTGAAGCCTACATACAGTTCATCTATTTCTTGGAGACGCCACAGCGAAACGGTCGTAACGCACCCGTGAACGATCGCGGTACCCTCGCCTTAACATCTAACGGTAGAACGCGTGAGATCGTACCAGAGAAGGGTACGCTCGTGTTCTTCTCCCCCGGTGACACGTTCCACGAGGTCATCGAACAAGAGAACCCAGATGCCGGAAGCGTCTCGAGGAACATGATCATTGGCATGTTATACCGATCTCCTCGTAACAACGTCACGGTAAACCGCCAGGTTCGACTCAACGAGGCGCGTGCTCGTACCACGCGTGCCATCTTGGGTCGCCAGCCTTTGAGCAGCACCCTTTCACCACCGAGGAACGTGAACAACATCATTCGAAGACTCCAAGGTGTGACCATCAAGCGCAAGAAGCATTCTCCACCCAAAAAGCGAATTCCCATAAAATCGACAGCCCGTACAGCGAGACCCAAAACCTCAAAATCTTCGAGACGAAATGAGAAGCTCAAGGAAAAACGATCAAAGTAAACCTAAGTCAACTACGAATACCATGAAAGGTACAATATGCCTTCTTCCAACACCAACACCAAGATGAACTCTACCTCTGTTTTCACCGACCCCATCGAGCACATCCGCGAGCTCGAGACCAAGATCAAGCAGCTCGAGAAGGAGAACGCCGAGTCTCGTATCAAGATTGAACAGCTCAAGAAGTTGTTTAAGGAAACTGACATGGCACGTGTCGCTGCCCTCAAGAAGCAATCTCTCTACGAGACGACCGCTCGAACCAAGACCTTCGAGGTGAATAAGGATATCGCCGAGTACCTTCGGGAACTCGGTGAAATGACCTCAGACTTTTACAAGACGGCTGCCTACCGACGGGCCGCGGATATCGTTGCCACTCTCGACCACGAGGTCGAGAGTGGTGAGAGTCTTCTCAACCTCAACGGTATCGGTAAGAACATCGCCGCGAGAATTGACGAGTTCCTCGACGAGTACAACGACGATGACTACCTCCCCGAGTCTGATACGGAATCCGTCGCTTCGACTGATGGACAAATCATCATTGACGATTCCGATACGGACGATGACGACAACTATTTCGTGTCGTATAACTCGGAGTTGACCGATGTCTTCGACAAGCTCGCGTCATTCGAGGACGATCCTCATAAGCGCAACGCATATCGCAACGCTGCAGATGCGATTTACAATTTGCCCTTCAAGATCGTGAATGGTAACCAAGTGTCCAAGGGTCCCATGAAAATTCCGGGAATTGGTAAGGGTATCGCCAAGAAGATTGACGAGTTCATCGAGACTGGAAAGGTTGAAAAGCTCGAGAAGTATGAGTTTCCTAACCTCAAGCTCGCCGACGCACTCGATAGTCTGTGTTACTACGAGACTGACGAGTACAAGAAGGACGCGTACGACGAAGCGGCGTATGCCATCTCCCGACTCACGTTTAAAGTCACCAGTGGTGACCAAGTATCCAAGGGTCCCAAGAAGATTCCTGGAATCGGTAAGGGTATCGCCAAGAAGATTGACGAGTTCCTTCTGACTGGTAAGATCAAGAAGCTCGAGGAACTCAAGAAGGGTGGTGCCTCCACGAACGAAGAAGTTGCGAAAGCCCTCGAACATCTCGCCGTTCTCGAGTCTGGTTCAAACGGTTCTCAAAACGCGTTTAAAATTAAGGCGTACAAGAATGCTGCGAAGGCTATCCGAAAGCTTGACTTCGAAGTGACGTGTGGAAGTGAACTGGCCGAGGGTCCCAAAAAGATTACCGGAATCGGTAAGGGTATCGCTGATAAAATTGATGAATTTCTCATGTACGGCAAGATCGAGAGGGTCGAGGAGCTTTCTAAGTAATTTTCTTTGTAATAAATAAATGACTCCAGTACTTGTTTCCGTAGACAAGGCTGGTGATCTCAAGATCGGTAGGCGCAAGTGCCGTCTCTACAAGAAGGATGAGGTGGTCAAGGTTGCCAAGAAGTATGGTATTAGCACCGAGAAGAAGACTGTCAAACAGCTCTGTGGTGCCATCAAGGCGCGCGCCAAGAACTCTCCTCAAAATATGAACAATGTTCCTCTCGCGAAGCTTTACCCCCAGGCTGCCAAGAAGATGGCTGCCACCAAGATTGCTTCTCCCGGTATGCCCAAGCCCAAGCCCAAGCCTCGCAGACCTGACCCAGCTGCCGTTGCGCGTGCCAGGGCTAATGTTAAGGCGGTGGCGGATAAGATACGTAACAACTGGATGGGTAACGTGGAAAGGCTAAGAATGAAGATTGCCAAGGCTCCAGACCATAAAGTTATGAAGATGGCTCGTGAGCTTCGTCGTCTCCGATGATCACATCATATGCACAACATGTGTTTCAGTTTCCAGTAACCTAGCACAATCTTTAATAACGACAAACCCGGAATTTCTCATCTTTTCGTTTATAGATGTATCGTCACCCTTTCTTCTATAAACTGTAACAAGCGTTTTACCAGTATAATCATGTTCGTGACACTCTATCCATACCATAGCATCGCTAACAAACGGGTTCCATCGGCGTCTCGGTAGGCGATCATTGAAACCACATTCCTTCTGTAAGCGTTTGTGTGCGAGTTTGTTACACATGATAGCGTGTTTACGGGCGTTCAGAGATAATGAGGGAGAAAATTCACGTAAATTGTATCCACACAACTTAAACCTAAACTTTTTTCGTTTACCGTCTACGAGGATCACGGCATTAAAACCGTCACCATCGTGGATACTCGTAATCTTAGCGTATCCTCGGTAATTATTTAAACTAAATACAGGCATAGAATCATCAACATCGGATAAAAGAAAACTGGTATATAACAAACACATACACTATTCGACATCTATATCTTTAACTACGTCAATCTCCCCGTGTTGTTCACCCCAATCGCTGAGATCGTTATACTCTCGTTCAGACGTATCATAGACAGATTCACTATCAGAAATAAGCATCTCTCGAGCGATCTCATATAAAACGGTAGTCAGGGCGAACTTGTATGCAAGAAACCCAACGAACGTAGCGCCATAATCGAAATCAAACGCGAAGGGTGCATTATTCCACGATACTTCGAACGCTGCAGCGCCCAGGGGTGCGATGAACTCTTTTTGTACCGCAGACTTTTCGAATTTATCGACTCGGTCGGATAGAAGGGACACGTAGGCATACGAAGCGACTGCTCCAAGTGCCGCGGAGACGCCCTGGTCGGCACCCCGTGTGATGAAATGTGTGGCAGTCAACACGGTCCCATAGGTCGCAGTCGATTTCTTCAGATTCGTCTTAAGTCGAGCGTATTCCGGAGCTTTTGCAAGACACTGCATACTTATTCATTTTCGTTCATATTCTTTATTTAAGCTATTAAAAACTATTATCCATAATTAAACATGCCGTGTGAAAGGTGTAAGAAAAAATGTGGCGTTCCGATCGAGTGTCTATACTGTAAGGGAAACTTTTGTCCTCGCTGTATACACCTCGAGACACATGACTGTCAAGGAGCAAATATTAAAAAAATAAAGCAACTCAAAGAGCTTGAGAAAAAGGTTGAATTTGTACCACCGCCAAAACTAGAGAAAATTTAATTACTTCCCACACATAGAGCAGTACCCCTCACCCTTCTTCTCGGGCTTGGCGACTGGGAGCCTCGTGGAAATGGCGCGCACGGCAATCAGGAGAGCGACGAGTGCAGCGGCGACGACGCCGAGGTTACGAACGGTGTTCTGGACGTTTTTGGACATGGTTATATTATACGCATAGATTTTTATCAGGGAGTCGTAATAAAAATCTCGTGATACTATAAATGTCGACTGTGGATTTCAAACTGATCGGAATCACTACGGTCCTCGGTATCATCTACACCGCCATCGCCTCCATCGGTATCAAGAGGTTCAACGATTGCAAGGAGATCCAAGGCATCGCCAAGTACGCGAACCGAAAGATGTACCTCTCTCACACTCTGACCATGCTTCTCACCATTCCCCTCGCTTTCATGATGTTCAAGTTCGGTTCGATGACTCCCAACGCGACTGGTTTCCTCACCATGGTTTCTGGTATCCTTGGCATCATCGCTTCCGTGTTCGCCTTCCAGATTCAAAAGGCTGCTGAGTGTGAGAAGTCTGTCAAGAAGGACGACAAGAATTTCATCATCGTCGCCATCACAGCTTCTGTGCTGATGACTCTCGGTGGTATCGGTATGATCGCGTTCACGAACAAGAGCAAGATTCTGGCGGCGCGCAACTACGCGAAGGCTCGTTACAACGCCGCGCGTACTCCAGCGCCTGCGGCTCCCGCGGCTTCCGCCCAGAATTTAACTACCACTACTGTTTAAGATGGAACCACATGAGGCCGTGTATATCGTGTGTATGCTCATATTACACGCGATACGCCGGGTTGGTCGTATGACTCTAGAAGAAAAGGTGCACATCATTCACTTGGTGGCGCGTTTGGTTTCGAGTTTAGACATGACGCGGTACAGAATATATACCTGTGAGGCTAAACCCATGCTCGTATAGATGGTCGAGTAATTAGCTCCCGTTCTGAATTGAACGAGTAACCACAAAACACTCGCAGCAATACCTACTAATACACTCGATGGAGAGTAGTTAGACACATCGTCTGTTTCGAGGACGTGTTTCGTGTGTATTAACAGTTGACCCACACCCAATGATATAGCCGTAGCGGCTAACATGTCATTGGTGTCAACTTTCATTTATATAATTAAAGATTTTAATGCTCAGAGTATATAAATGGAAGACATTTTGAAAGCGTATGACACTGGTGAAGTATCTGCCAAGACTCTAACGAAGCGTGTGGAGACCCTCGTATTCAAGTACAAGAAGACTGGTATCACACGCGAGAACATCGCGACTCTTGTCTGCAGCCTCGTTACCGACGTTCGGAACATCAAGAAGCTCAGGGGGCCCGAAAAGAAAGAACTTGTCATAGACATCATGTACAACATCATCGAACAAATTGATGACGGAGAAGAAGATACAGAGTTTGAAAAAATCTTGAAGACAATGGTTCCTCCTATGATCGACAGTTTTGCACTTTTGATAAAGATAAATAAGGGTTGTGGTTGTTTCAAGTAATAATGAAGTTTCCTGATCTAGAAACTATGATCCATTACGGAATTTATACCATACGAGACCTGGTTCTCTTCTCTCAGAACAAGTTGAAACGAAGAAACATCAAAACACTAAACGAATGTGATGTTTGCTCGTTCGTGTACCCAGGTGACATTTGTGTGAATTGTACTAGTTCTTAGGCTTTACCACGATACCTAACACCGACTCTAAATTATTTTGATCCCTCTTCAAGGGTTTCGCTCTTTTCAGCCGCAAGGTTTCGTTCGTACCAGACGCACCACGAATCTCGTACATCTTCGAGGTATTCAGTGTAGGTGGTACGACCAATTCCGGTTCCGGTTCTGTCTCGATTTCTTCAGGTTTGGTTTTATCGACTAGGTTATTCTCTCTAAATTCTTCGATCGTCAGGTCCCCACCGAATTCCGTGAGACGCAATCTATTAGGTGCGGGTGCTATACGCCCGACCTTTCCATACATACGTTTGCGCATGATGATCATGTTCCCTACGATCACGCCTCCTCGGTTGAGACCATGTTTATCCAGGGCGTATGATTTCATACAGCTCCATGAACAGAAGTTTCCAGATAACGTAAACTTGTTACGTCTCTCATCATATCTCGTCGGCATTTGGAGTGGTTGGTTTTCAAAATTGTGACAGCACCACCAACACCACATATGACTACAACGTAAAATTCCCTTTAAGTTTTTTTATCGACATATATAAATATGATCGCGAGAGTGACGGGGATTACCCTACTCATCGTCACTCTATTTGTGATATTCAGGTTCGTGCGAGCTACGAATGCACGCACCGTCAAGAGTGAGCTGAGTACTCCTTCCCAGATCAAGAAGATCGCGGAAGATGCAGCCAAGCCAGCGGAACAGAAGAAACAAGAGTCTGAAGAGAAACTTGATGATAAGGTCAAGGAGGCGGAGAAAGCGGGGCTCGTCGACAAGAAGGAGTTTGAAGACGATCTCAAAAAAGAAACTGAAAAGGTTGTGAATGAATCACCTTCTATTAACTGCGCTATCAAACCTAACATGCACCTGGGTTGTGGTGAGAACTTTGTGATCGATACCGAAACTGGGTGCTGCGCACTCAAACCCGGGCGAGAACCATCTGCTTCCGAATTGAAACTGAAACTGGCCAAAGCCGTCGGTACAGAAATCGTCGTCGGTTTAGTTGCTGGCGAGGCCCTGGAGGTATTGATAAAGCGTGGGCCTCAAATGACCGCCGCGGCTGTCAAAGTAGCGGGAAAAGCAATCGCGAAAATGGCTCCGAGAATCGGCGCCTCCATCGCAGCAGCTGGAGCTAAGTATTCGGCAACAATGTCTGCCGGTCCCCCAGGTTGGATCGTGAGTGCTATAATGTTGGCGTTCGACGCCATAAGTCTCACCCTTGACCTGCTCGACGTGGACGGGTATGATTCATACACGTCTAACTCCGTGTTAGCGAATACGAAGAAACTCATGGATTATGCGTCGTGGAAGGCGTTCAATGATGCCGGTATGGATTATCCCGCGATGTTCCCCTTGACTGAAGCGTACAAGAATGAGTTTGAAGCTGCTCAGGAATTTATGGCTGGAGAAATGTTCAATGAGATTGTTACTCCGGAAATAAAGAAGACTCCTGAAATGAATGCTGAATGGGAGAAGTTCCTCCTAGCGGCGGCCGAAGATCCGAACGCCGAGTTCCCGGCCACACTCGTGGATTTCACGACGAAGACTATGTCAAAGTTCCACAAAGAGCGTGACCTCATCATTTTCAACAAAATGCAAGAATTACTCGGTGACGAGAAGGATAACGTCGAGCTCTACGAATTCATGAGTACACCCACGCGTATCGGTGTCTCCCTTTCGCGAAAGGGAGCTCAGGAATGGAACGAGAAGCAAAGAGAAATTTGGTTTAAGCACCACGATTTATTCAAGCCACCCGAGAAACCTATCGACTTCGTCGACCCTTCTTTCGGTTTGTACACTGACACGTACTACGTGTTAGACAAGGCAAACCCTGGCGACGAGAAGAACCCTAACATGATTCCTAAGAAATTACCTGGAAAGGCTGTCATCTCCGGCCCTTATGGTATGATCGTCGCCTATTGCGAGAAGCGTCGTCAGATGAAGGGTATTTCTGAGGCCGTCGATCCGGCTAAACTGGGTGTGAAATTCAACATGGAAACGGGCGTGTGCGATTTCACGAAGAAGTTTTGCCAGCGGTACGGTCTCGAGTTCAAGGGTAACAACTGCAAAACTCGCCCCGGACAAAAATTCGCCGAGACGGTTCTTGGAAAGACTGTCACGCGCGCGTCGATACGTGAGTGGGATCGGCGTAAAGATTTATTCCGGTCGGGCGATCCTGCAAAAATCGCCCAGGCGTATTTCCTGACCACATTAGACCCTACAGGTCTAAAAACGGCTGCTGTGAAGAAACTTGTAAAAGAATTGAGTGAAGCGAAACCTAAAAAGACTGAGCCTGCGAAAAAGGTGCCGTGTCCACCCGGTACGCGCGATGATGGTACGAGCTGCTGGAAAGACACGGTTCCTAAGAAGTCTCGCCCCGCGAAGAAGTACGGTTGTAACGATGCTCGATACGCCAAGTTCACGAATAACGGCAAGTATAAGATGCGCGATGATGGTACGAGCTGTTGGTTAGATACTGTGGCTCGCAAGTCTCGCCCCGCTATGAAATACGCGTGTAACGACAAGAGGTTCAGCAGTGTGCACAAGAATAACCTGTACAAATTACGCGACGACGGTACGAGCTGTTGGTTAGATACCCTCGCGAAGAAGTCTCGCCCCGCGAAGAAGTATTCGTGCAATGACAAGAAATACGCCGGTATACACAAGAACGGTAGGTTCAAAATGCGTGATGATGGCACGAGCTGCTGGTTAGATACTCTCGCGAAGAAATCTCGTCCCGCGAAGAAACGTTCATGCTACGACTCCAAGTACAAAATAAAGGACTACAGGGTTCGCGACGATGGTACGAGCTGTTGGGTCGAATCGTACGGACGTGGCGCTGGCACGATTCCGAAGTCTAAGGGTGGTAACTGTTGGGGTGGTAAATGTAAAACGCATTGTGAACCAATAAGATGTTCGAAATGGAAGGGGTGTTCCGGTGGTAAATGTAAGACATCTTGTGAACCAGTAAAGTGTGCTCCCATCAAGAGGTATTGTACGGGTGGTAGGGTGATGCACCAAGGTTTATGCTACAAAAAATGCAAATCCAACTACAAGGGTGTAGGCCCCGTGTGCCACCCCAATATAGGTGCTGGTATTAAGGTCACGCTCGGTAAGCGACAGTATTGCCCTTCGGGATACAGGAACGTCGCTGGTATTTGTTGGCAATCGTGTCCCTCGGGGTACAAGGATATCGGCGCACTTTGCCACCCCCCAGGTGGTCCCGGCATCAAGGTCACTGTCGGCAAACGCTGGCATTGTGACCCAGGACAGAAGAACATCGCCGGTATTTGTTGGTCAAAGTGCCCTTCGGGGTACAAGGATATTGGCGCGCTTTGCCACCCCCCGGGTGGGCCCGGTATCAAGGTCACGCTCGGTAAGCGCTGGCACTGCAAGGAGGGTCAGAAGAACGTCGCCGGTATTTGCTGGTCGAAGTGCCCCCAAGACTACAAGAATCTTGGATTACTCTGTGAACCCCCGGGTGGACCCGGTATCAAGGTGGACGTGTTCAAGCGTCAACACTGTGAACCCGGTCAGAAGAACATCGCCGGTATTTGCTGGTCGAAGTGCCCCGATGGGTACAAGGATCTCGGTGCGATATGCGAACCCCCGGGTGGGCCTCACATCGCGAAGGATCTTTTCAAGAGACAGGTGTGCCCCCCGAACTATAAGAACGTCGGTGGGGTGTGCTGGTCCAAATGTCCTCCAGGGTACCGTGACGATGGTGCCATATGCAACAAAAATTAATCTGAGTATACAGTAAAATGAGTGCAGCGGCGGCGAAAGCGGCGAAAGCGGCGAAATCTGCGGCGGGAGCGGGAGCGGCGGCGGCTGCAGCGGCAGCTAAATCTGCGAAGGCAGCGGCTAAGACGGCGGCGGAAACTGCGGCTGCGGCGGCGAAAGCGGCTGGTAAATCGGCAGGTGCGGCGGCATCTTCTGCTGCTGCCGCGGCTAAAAAGGCTGCGGGTAGTGCGGCTGATATAGGCAAAAAAGCTGGTAAGAACCTGGATTCGGCTGGTGATGTCGGGAAAGCGGGTAAGAAGGCGGGTAAGAACCTGGACAAGGCGGGCGATGCCGCCAAGGCGGGTAAGAAGGCGAGGAAGTTGTCCGACGCGGCGCCACTTCTCGCGGGTGCCGGTCTTTTGGGTGGAATGATGTACATAGAGAAGAAACTTGAGGACGAGAACGAGGAGATTCGGGGGTGTACGTCCTCGTGTCTTCCCACTAACTACGATGATCTCATCTACGGCGATTTGAGCAAGGACAAGTTGGAGTATAAGACCCTCGAGGAACTCAAGGCTGCCGACCCCAAGGTTCCCGATGACCAACCTCTTTGCACGAAATCCATCGATGACTGTGGCGCGTTTTGCACGGATAAGTGCAAGGAGAAGCACCAATCCGACATTCCCGGTTCGAACATCTTAGGACGTGGGGCGGACGCCGTGGGTGATGTGTTCAACGCTATCAACCCTTTCAAGGGTGTGGACATGAAAATGGTCGGTATAGGTCTCGCCATTCTTTTTATTCTTCTCATATTCGGGCCTCTTATTTTCCGAATGATCTTTTAAACTAAAATGTATTTAAAGCCATATTATCTTTATGTATGTAATGATACTCAGCATAGACGTTGGTATCAGAAACCTCGCGATGTGTCAGTTTGACGAAACGTCAAATCTCGTCACGGAGTGGGACGTCTCGGGTGTTCCCCCCGAACATAAAGATGGTATTTTCGTTTCACTTAGAAAACACTTGGACGAACGTCCCTGGGTTTTGAAATCAGACATCATTCTCATAGAGAAACAACCTGACCGTAACAAGAAGATGAAAATGGTGGAACACTTCTTACACGCGTACTTCGTAATTCGTGCACCCACGTCCGAGACGATCATCTACGACGCACGCTTTAAAATTCCAGATGTCGTGGGTCCCGGTAAGGCGCAGTATACGAAACGAAAAAAGGTATCGATCGAGCGGTGTCGCGCGTTCCTCGAGGCGAACGAGAACAACGCACACTGGTTACCCATTTTCGAATCGTCGAAAAAGAAAGATGACCTGGCAGATACAGTCATGCAAGCGATCAGTTTCACGAAACGTGTCGAGCCGAAGAAGAAGGACAAGGAGAAGAAAAAGATCGTACCTAGAAAACCAAACGAGAATCAAAAGAATACGAGATACTCTTTATCAAACCTCGTATGGATTTACAAGAATAAACCTGAGTGTGAGTGTCTCGAGAACAACAAAAGGTTCATGAAAGACCTCAAACGTTTTTATAAACATTTGGACGATTTTTTGGATGACCAAAAAAGTACGTGAGTACGTACCGTTCACCTTTCGTGACCGGTAAGACACCGTGGAAATGGCGAATTCCTTCATATGAGATCACTTCACCCTGTTTCATCTGAATGATAGGCAGCTTTACGTTAGCAAAATCGGTAAAATCCGAACGGGTTATCTTACGTAACACGGGATCACTGAAATCTTCGTAAAAGTAAAAGTCCCCACCTTCATACTCGTTAGGATCTGATAACAAAATATTATGTGTGTACGAACATTCATCGCGGTGTGGGGGGATGTCTACGCGTTCACCCGGTTTGTACCGCTTCAAGAATATAAAATCTGGTTTCCCCCACGTCTTACTTAATTTTTTATTGTAAATGTGCATACACTTTTCATACAGTTCGGGATGCTGGATAGTACCCTCTGGGTGTAACATTTCAATCTGGTATACGGGTTTGTCGTCCACGGGATCCTTCTCGGTAGAAAATATTTTTTTACTCGCATGTTCTATGAGATCTTGACACTCTTCACGACTTAAAATTTTTTTAATGACGTAACTACTTTTCTTCGAAGTTCGGAAAAAAATAAAAAAAATTCCGACAACAATTAAGAGAAGAAGAATCATTTATTTTACAGATTATTTTTTACTTGGGAATAATTCTCACGATACTAGAATTTTTAAATCCTTCGATGGAGTCAATATCATGTGCCTTTGCAAAATCATAGATACCCCTAGCCACTTCACTCCCTTCCCTGCAATCGTGACAAAGAATGATACCATCTGGTTTCATCTTGGGTAACACAGCCTCTAGGTCCTTCATGACACCATCGTAGGAGTGGTCACCGTCGATGAACGCGAGGTCGACCGTCTTATCATCATGAATACCCAATGTGTACGAGCTGTCACCGCGAATGGGTATGACCACATGTTCGAGACCATTCTTCTTCACGTTTTTATAAAACTCATAAAAGTAGTCCGTCACGTTTGGAGGTGGAATACCATCTTCGCTCAATTCTTGCATGTCTTGAACCCAGATGTCATGACAATAGACGAGCGTACCATGTTTGGCCGCGAGACCCGCCATGATACCGCTGCAACCTAGATACGAACCAGTCTCTAGATAGACGGAGTTGACCTTCATCTGATTATAGTGCATGAGCAGTACCGACGTGTCGGCCGCATTCAGTGTCCCCTTCACAGATTCGTTCACGAACGTGTACGCCATACCATTTTCTTCAACTACGAAATCAAGCTTCATTGTGACATTTGATCAACGCAATCTTTTATATAACGTTAAAGAAAAGAGACGTTAGTATGTCACAATGGAAATTCCCGTTCTTGACCATGGATTTGTACGCCTCGTTGACCACATGCCTCGGGAAAACCTGGACACATCGATTGTTCAGGCCGCTCGGGTCTCTTACGGAGACGGAACGAAGACTTCTCGCGGTGACACTGGACTTATACGATATCTGATGCGCCATTGGCACACGACACCTTTCGAGATGGTTGAGTTTAAGTTTCATATCAAGATGCCTATTTACATCGCGCGTCAGCACCTTCGTCACAGAACCGCGAGTGTGAACGAACTCTCCGCACGCTACTCTGTCGTACCCAAGGAATACTACGATCCCAAGGTACTTCGGGGTCAGTCGGAAGTGAACCATCAGGGGTCTGAGGGGGTTGTCGAGGTTGACACCTCTGAGATGAGTGAACATCTCGACCATTCTTTTCAGATTTATGAGCGTCTATTGGACGATGGGTGTTGCCGCGAGCAGGCGCGAGGCAATCTTCCCCAGTCGACGTACACGGAGTTCTATTGGAAGATTAACCTACACAATCTCATGCACTATCTCCATCTTCGAATGGATTCGCATGCACAGAAGGAGATTCAAGAATACGCGAACGCTATCTACGCGCTCGTCGAACCACTGGTTCCCATCACCATGAAGGCGTTTACCGATTTTAGGGTCAACGCCATTCAGCTCACAGGTCCAGAGATTGAGTGTATCCGATCCGGTGCTCTCATTAAATCACCCGGGGAGCGCAGGGAATTTGAAGAGAAGATGGAACGCCTAGGACTGAAAAATAAAAATATTGTCCCAGAGCACACAGAATGAACGCCTTAATGAAATTAGAAATATCAAGAAGACCGTGGGCCGCTAAACGTTTGGGGTACATACCTAAAAAGAAAACAGAAACACCGCTATTCAAACTAGAGGCAAAGCGCCGACCGCATACATACAAAAAGTTATTTAAACAGACAAAAATAAATATTGTTACAGAGTAAAATGATTTCTATGGTATACACCCCCACGATCGTCGCTTCGACGCAACAGCGATTCAAGAAGTTTGGCAAGGACATGTCCGAGAAGCGCAAATCCCATCTCGGTGACATCAACAAGAAGATGCGAGAGATCGCAGAGGAGGAGAAGGCGCGGGCGAAGAAGATTTTTGAGGAACACAAATCTTTTTTTACAAACAAGGAGTCTGAAACTTCTGTAAAATCTATCGACTTTTACGAAAAGTAAATACTAATACAACAAACAAGAAAAACATACATTCGCGCACATAACCATGTTCGATCATACTTGTCGCTAACACCGTGGACAAGACTGTATACTGTACATTTTTTACCTCACGCAGTGTCTTATCCATAGAACGTTTCATGGTTGTCCTCGACTTTTCCAAATTGAGTACAGCCATATTTATATCCCTGATTCGTGACGGCATCTCACCAGCTGTCATCAATAGTTTTTGAATGTCGATGGCATCTTCAACCGTCGTCTGTATCATGGGTTCGAGATATTCGTAGTACGTGAACTGTGGGTCGAGTTTTACGCAGGTACCTTCCACCGTCGAGAATGTTTTGGCGAGATACACGAACGACGTGGGCACGATGAACGGTTTCTTCTGCGCGAGGGAAAGTAGGATATCGTCGTTCAAGATATCATCTTTCACACTCTTTCCATCGAGTGTCTCGAGGTAATTCAACGCCGTCTTAAAAAAGAGCTGAATATCATTGAGATCAGTCGTCGTGGGTTTGATGACACCGAGGTCTATGAGTACATCGACGATTCCTTTCGTATCCCGATCGATGATACACACGAAAAGTTTCTTGAACCCTTCCACGAGATCTTCGGATAACGGAATGATGAGTCCGAAATCGTAAAACACGAGTTTACCATCTTCTGAAAATCCAAGGTTACCTGGGTGTGGATCCGCGTGGAAGAACCCTTTCTCCATGGTCTGAATGACGTACGAGTTTATCAGGGCTTCACACAATTTCTTACGATTCACGTTCGGGTCTTCGATTTCTGTCAGTTTCGTCGATGGTACGTATTCCATCACGATCGTTTCCGACGTGGAAAGGTCTGTGTACACGGACGGTACGCGTATCCAGTCTACGTCTCCCATCGCCTCCTTGAACCGAATGGCGTCTCGCATCTCCCTGGGGTAATCTGTCTCGCTCAGTAAATATTCCACGGATTCACGTAACACGTAGTTCGTGCTCGTCCCGGTATCGACCCCGACCTTCTCCAGAAAATCGACGATGTTCATGATCGTATCCGTATCCTCCTTCATCATCTCGTATATTCCAGGTCTCTTGATTTTCACGACCACGTCCGTACCATCTTTCAAGGTCGCCTTGTGTACCTGTCCTATACTCGCCGACTTGTACGGAACCTCGTCGAACGTCTCGAAGAGTGTGGTGTCTATACACGAGAGTACGTTATCGATCGGTGGTACGTCGTCTTGAAGCGTCTCGAGTTGTTTGACAAACTCCGGTGGGTACAGGTCTGAGCGAGCGGACGCGATCTGACCGAGTTTGATGAACGTAGGACCGAGATCGACGAGGCGGTCACGGGTCCATCGCCCGAGTGAGGCCTGATCATTCGTGAAGTTTTTTCTGATGAGGAACTCCCCGGCGACTTTCCAGGTTTTATATTTACGCTTCGTCGGGTACGAGACCCTCGGCGGTGACAGACAAACCGCCGCCATTCTACAATAAGCGAATAAATATATTGTTAAAAAATAACATGAAGGTCCACATCTTAGGTGCAGGTCCTTCGGGAATTTCTGTAGCTTGGGAACTTTCTAGGTTTACAAACCATGACATTTTCGTATATGACAAAAAACCTGGGGTCGGTGGTTCGTGGTGGGAACCGAGGGGGGAACGAAGAGATGTACACGCACACAGGGCTCTCTTCGACAACGCGTTCGTGAACACGCAGAGTATTCTCAGAGAGATGAACATCTCGTGGGACGACGCATTCGTACGCGAACAAAAAGTGTACGCGAAGATACCCACAAAGTCTCTCAAACCCGTGGATTACGCGGCGCTGGCCACCCTCGCCATCAAAGTTCTCACATTTCCTAACGTGTACAAGAGGAAGAGTGTCAAGGAAAGCATAGGAAAGCTCTCTTCGTACGGTAAAAAGTACGTGAAAGCTATCACGTACGTCATGGACGGTGCCGGGTGGGACGTGATGACCGCGTACGAGTTCGTACAAAACGCGAATCACATAGGATTATCTAACATGTACACCCAGCGAGGGTCGGGTACTCCTCTGAACGATAGTATGCAAAAAGCCCTCGAGGATCGAGGCGTGACCTTCGTCGGTGGTAAGGAAATGAAACACGTGGAGTATTACGACGATGGGTTCACGGCGACGTTCGCCGACGGAGAAACCATCAACGACGGTATGCTCGTCATGTGCGTGGATAACTCGAGCGCACTCAAACTCATAGGAGATAACTGGGTCGACGGACACAAGAAAATATTCGAGAGCACATACGGGTGCATCACCGTGATGCTCGACTACGAACGACCCGTATTGTACCCGAAAGAACTCCAAGTGGCCATTCAGACCGAATGGAATCTCATACCCGAAATACTCGAGGGTTCGAATACCGTGGCGTGTGTGATGTGTAATCTCACAGACGAAATCTTGACGACACCCCCAGACACGTTAAAAATGCGCGTCGTCGAACAGCTCACGAACTTGGGTATCCCAGAACCACAAAATGTACGCATCGCGTGGGGTTCGAACTGGAACGGTGAGCGGTGGCAGTTCACACAGTCGTCTGGCGTCTTGAGCGTCCACGGTCAAGTCCCATTTTTCGGTCGATCCAACAAGGTCGCTCTTTGTGGAATGATGTCCGAGAGGCACACACCTTATTCGAGCATAGAGGCAGCCGTCGAAGTTGGTCGATCATTTTGCAATAAAACATTCGGAACGCGAACACCTCTCAAACCCGTGTTAGTGACCGACGTATTAATCGTAGTTATAGTTTTAATGCTCACGATACTATATAGACGATGAGGTTCGTTGCGGATGTACACCACCCCATGTTCGAACATAACGGTAAGCAATATATACGCGTGATCGTGTCCGACGCGGACGCGCGAAAGGTTCGGTACATGCAACAGAAACACATTCTCACGACCCGTTATCAAGATATCCCACTCGACGGTAACATTCTCACGGTGAAGGTGCCTTACAGATACAATCGTGTGATGTGTCGCTTCGAGGGTGCACCGGTTCAATCTCTCAAGCAAGGTGATCGAGTCGATTTTGACGCGATATTTATGGGTAAGTGGAACGTGGGTGAATACAGTGGACTCACGTGGAAAATGACGTATATAAAGCTTTTGAACGCCGATACGGTATGACTCTCACGCGTACCGGATACATAGTCCCAGATACGCAAGAGACGAAAAATGCGTTAACGGTACGTCCCATCGTTAATGCAGATTTTGGAGTTGCGCCACCAGCATTCAAAGTGTTTAGAAAATCTAAGACGGGGCTATGCGTTCCACGTTTTTTCGCGGAAGAACGGTTCGGACCCCCAAAACAAGATACCCGTCCAACACCGGCTAAAATAAAAATCGCGTTCAAAGGAAAGTTACGAGATGAAACGTTTCAAAATGTGGCTCATAGAAAAGCTATCGAAGCTGGGCACGGTGTTTTATCACTCCCGTGTGGGTATGGCAAGACGACAGTATCCCTGGCTATAGCGTGTACCCTCGGGTACAGAACCATGATCGTCGTACACAAAGAATTCTTGGCGAATCAATGGCGCGAACGTATCCAACAGTTTTGTCCGGGTGCGACCATAGGTATCGTTCAACAAAACAAAAAGGAAGTGGAGTGTGATTTTGTCATCGCGATGCTCCAGTCCTTGTCTCTCAAAGAGTATTCGTTCGGAGACTTCGACAGTATAGGTACACTCATCGTCGATGAGGCGCATCATATATGCGCGAAGGTGTTCTCACAGTCCCTGTTCAAGATGTGCCCCAGACACGTGTACGGACTATCGGCGACCCCCAATAGGAAAGATGGACTCACGAAGGTGCTACACTGGTTCATGGGACCTACATTTTTTGCCGTCGAGCGTGAAAATCAGGCACAGGTCGATGTGTTCCCCGTAGAATTTACATGTTCGAGATTTTCGGATCCTCCACCGTGTACGCGCTACGGTAAGTTATCGTTAGCCACGATGATCACAGAACTCACGGAAATGTCAGAGCGTAACGCCATGCTCATCTCCCTCATAAAGTCGGCTGCACGTGGGTCGAGACACGTTCTCGTCTTGAGTGACCGTCGGTTTCACTGTGAATACCTTCATCAGCGGTTCAAGGATCGTTCAGGACTTTACATGGGTGGTATGAAAGAAGCTGATCTCGCCGAATCGAGTACGAAACAGATCATCTTCGCGACCTTCAGTCAAGCACACGAGGGTTTAGACATTCCCAGTCTCGATACCGTGATTTTGGCGACACCCAAGTCTGATATCGTTCAGTCCATAGGTCGAATCATGCGCGAAACGAAAGGGAAGAAGAATAACCCACATATCTATGACATCTTAGACCAATGGTCTGTGTTTTTTGCGATGTATAACAAACGACTCAAGGTGTACAGACAGGGTGGATTTAACATACCCAACGAACCGAGGGAACCGAGTGACGATTTTCCCCGTGGAAAATGTCTCATACAACTATAAGAATGCGCTGTTCTATCGGGCGAGCGACGCAGAAATATAAAGGTGCCACGGGAGGTGCGGATTTTAGCGATATTTTAGAAGCCCCCGGTGATTTGATATATGCAGATCAAAACATAGACGCGGAAAATTTACCCATTGGTACGACGACTGGTCATGTTCTCACGGTCATCGCACCAGGACAGATGGATTGGCAAGCCGTATCGGGTGCACCCGGTAGTGTTGGTACGTTACAGACAGTGACCGATGCTGGGCCCACGACCACGAATCGGGTAGATTTTTTGAATACCGTCACGTCTTTAACGGCGAGTGGGAATGTGTTGGTGACAGGGAACGTGACCGCTCAAAAATTTTACGGTGACGGGACTTCTCTTTCAGGTCTAGCACTCAAGAGTGATTTATTGGATAATTCTGCGAGAATATCCGCCATAGAAAGTTGTCAAACTGGTGATATTTTATACGCGAGTGCACCTAACACGTTATCTAAATTGAGTATCGGCGCCGCCGGTCAGGTTTTGAAGAGTGATGGTACTATTCCCGTGTGGGGGACGGATTTAAATACAGGAAGCGGAGGAACTTCGAGTGTGTGGACCGAGACGGGTGTCAACGGTATTATTCATTACAGCGACGGTAATGTTGGGTTGGGGACAGATTCACCTATCAGTACACTACACGTCGTGGGTACCGTGAGGGCGACATCTTTCGTCGGTGATGGGAGTGGTCTCACGGGTATAATAAGTTCACTATGGAACGATGATAACGGAAAGCTGTATTACACGAATGGCCCTGTAGGTATAGGAAACGTAGAACCTCTAACCACGCAGACCTTGCAGATTGGTGGAAACGTTTCCGTGGGTGATACACTAAACGATAAAATATCAGTGACAGGAAACGTGTACATCTCCAGAAACCTGCGTGTCATAGATGATGTAGATACCAATCGTGTACTAACTAATCTCGTGCTTATCAAAAAACAGGTCGTCACAGCCGAACGACCGAAAACTACGAGTGTGATGATAATTTAATGAAAATAAATGCGGTGTTATAGTAGATGAGTGAGTATCTCAGCAGGGTTATCACGAGTGATAAAGTTGGATCATCTGTTGACATATCATTCGACGGAACCACGTATTTCGTTGCGAATAAATCTGGAACTGGAAGTTTCTCCGTGTTTAAAACTGATAATGGACCGACTACATATAGTAACAATTTTACACAAAACAAACAAACCATAAAGTTTAACGACAGTGACTTATTAAGATACACCAATGAAGAATTAACAGAGTTTATATTGGGCAACACTGATAAAGAACTTGATATATGTGGTTCGAAAAGTATTGTGATCGGTAACGAACTACTCGTAACCAAAATAGTTGTAGCTTCGGAAGGTATTCCAATATATACAATATTAGATGATGATCTTGAGTATGGATTAAGTAAAATAATTGTTACATTCTCTGTAGATAGATATACTAGAGTAGACGAGGAAAATGACTGGGTGTACAACTCAACATGTTATTTAGGTAATCATATTACCACGTTCATAGGTAAATCTTTTTTATACCATAATACAGTGCAAATACCGAAATTTACAAAGATTAACGATACCACCGTATTACTAGAGACTGGATTACTTGATCTCGAATCTGGAGATATCTCTGGTGCATCTGCCGAACCTACTACAAAATACGTATATATACTTCAAAAAAGTGGTGATATTTGGTCTGTATTACAAACTATAACGAATGAAACTATTCTTGCTATATCTCAAGAACGAGTATCATGTGTTGATATTGATATATCCGATGAGTCCATTGCGATTTATAGTCTGGAATTATCTAATGTTTTTAATCCCATAAAAGTGTCTATATATGAAAAGATAAATACACAGTGGAGCTTAACTGGAACGTATTTTACACGTATACCGACCACAAAAGTCCCAGAGGGGCTATTTGGTATACTTACAAACAATTTCAGGTCTAATGATGATATACGTTATGACCTTTATAAACTTACTAGTCCGAGTGTGTTCATGAATCTGAGTATTCAAAAACGTGGAAATACGTTGATTTTGTACGACGCATTTTACGGTTCAACTGGTCGCGTATATGTAAAACAAATTCCAGGTTCTGGTCAGGGTTCAACGCTCATCGATATTCAAGAATTTAATGGTGGTAGCTCGGGTGGTACAGAATTGGAAAGTTTAACCTATGATACGTCGAATATTAGTGTATCACAAACACCTTTCGTATTTGGTTCGAATTACGCGAATAATACTCTCGGTGAAACTGGGCAATATTTTAAATCGAGATTGATGGGTATGTCATCTGATGGTAGACGTATAGTTAAGGGTGACTATTATTCTGGGAATTTTTCAAGTTCGGGTAGTATTACTATAGCCGAATATGAAAATGGTACGTGGACAGATATATTTGTATTGTATGGACAAGCTGCAAACGACCGTATTGATCTAGGTGCGCGTATATCCGGTAACGGTTTGCGACTATTTGTCCGCGGTAGTGCAACACAAACGATACGCGTTTTTGATTTCGATCCGATTACTAAAACATTCATCGAAACGAGTAGTTTAATTAGTGCATATTCCTGGTATCTCGTTTCCGAAACTGGAAATAGACTTATTATCTCACCAAGTATAGATTTATGTAGAATATACGACTATAATTTCGTCGATTCATCATGGGATCTTATCACTACCGAAACCGTTGCACCATCTGATGCACAATTTAGGACATTGTCTATATCACGTGATGGTACATATATAACATTTGGGTACGCGCCAATAAGTGGTGGGTATTTTACAAACGAATATCATGTGAAAGTCTGGAAAGAAACATCGGGTGTCTGGGGACAACACGGACAAACAGTTGTTCTTGCTTCATATTATGGTTGGAACGCTCCCAAAATGTCTAGTGATGGTACTCGTTTTTTTGTACATAATATAAGCAATAATGGGGGTAATACGTACTCGTGCATAAAAATTTATGAATATGATTCACAACAAAATTTATGGATTAACACTCACACGACCGAAAATCTTGTATCAACACCATTATTAAAACTTCGTGTATCGGACGATCTTGATCGAATATTATTGGTGGCACAGGATAGTGTAGACCCATATGCATACTATATTCAAATATATGATTATGTTAACTCAACCTGGCAGCAATATGGAAATAACATCATTCCCGGTGGTAATGGTAGACCCCTTTATGATATAGCGGGATCCACACCAGCGTTGTTTGCGACTCCCAACATTGACAGATTTGCTTTCCGTGGATATGGTAGCAGTGAATACATACAAACTTACGAACTACAGACCACATCAGACCCTATTTTCGAAACAAAAAATATTACGCTCTCAACTGATAATAAGGTAACTTTGGTGAGTGATTCGACATATGACGGTAATACCGGTTGCATTTCTTTTGTTACGAATGACTACTCCACAAATCCGGATATTGTTACCATTAAGGGTAATGTCGGTGACGAGTTTGGATACAGTTTATCGGAACCCTTGGCGATAGATTTATACTATGATGGGATAGAAAATCAATTACCTTTATACAATGAACCGCATTATTTTCTCGTGGGTTCACCTGGATTTAGTGGTTCAACTGGTAGAGTATATACGTTAAAAAAAGATGTGTCCACGAATACCGTAGCACATGTTTTACCGGAAATGACTGGTGAAAATATTGGTGATAGGTTTGGGGCGTCCGTATTGGACATTTCTACAGATTTAGTAGCCATTGGAGCGCCTGGGTACGATAATGGAAGAGGGTACGTAATAATCAAATCTAGGCGAACATCACAAGAAATTAAAATTATGGGTGAAAATGTAGGTGATTTGACTGGTACGAGTATAACTATACTTAGACGTTCAGTTGCTACACGAGGAAATTTTAATATGTTCGCTATCGGAGAACCTGGTTATGATAATGGAAGGGGGCGTGTAAGATTTTTTTCAATGTATGGATATTATCAGATTTTGTCTTCAGATGGCGGGTGGACTCCACTTACAATATCTGAGGTAGATTCTATAACAGGTGGTACCCAGGGTGAAATGTTTGGTTATAGTGTAGTATCGGCTAGAAACGATAGTGTGTGCGATTGGTCAAATGGTACTGGTTATTATGGTGTTGATACCAGTTTTGCTATAAGTTCAATCGGGTTTGATTCGTATCGAGGTAAAGTTTCTTTGTTTAAAAATATAAATGATATACATACAACACTTACGGGCTCGAAACAAGGTGAATATTTCGGAACTACGATCAAATTTCTTACACCAGATTGTGTAAGCATTGGATCACCTAATGCAGATGATCCTGTAAATGGATATACCAATTGTGGTAAGATAATTACTTATACATTACCTTTATCGGCGAATACAAATAGTATAGTCGCGTATGGTAGTGCAAATGATACCAATCTTGGTAGGTGCATAGCGACTCACATGTACGACGTGAATCTCGTTTTTACATCGAGTGGTAATCAACTTACCACGTTCAAAAACATAAATGGAATTCCTAGAAGTTACAAGGATGTTTTCGCACCTACGACACTCACATTTCCTTATCCCCATCATATGATAAAAACGTCCGACGGAATAATTATATGTACTGGTCGCACATATAACGCGTTGAGTAAATATTCTTTACAAAGTTTAAACGGAACTGATGTTCTAAAATTAGATCATACACTAAATCACATAGATATCTTAGAATCCGGGTATGATACGGGTTTTGCGCGAGATACCGAACGATTATTTGCTCTTGAACAAATTGTTTATTTAGAGAATACCGAAAATATATATCCATCTTTTTCGTTAGATCCAGTCGTACACACTGTCGTTGTACGCGACGATATTGCATTTTTTAGATACAATTTTTATAAAAATGGTGTTTCGACTAGTAAGCTCGTTGGGTGTAAGCTTGACTTTGTGCAACCGGAAAACACGAAAATAATATATTCATACGTAGACAATGAATTAGAGGGTTTGGGGTATGATATAACGATCGAAGATAACACTCACCAAGCTATCTTTACTACCGACCCCATAGCCACCTTTCATAGAAAGGTTCAAAAAACGTATAATCAATACACCCCCACGAGAATGGAAATTTATAGTCGACTAAGAGATCCTTTCTTTACGTATAATGGTACAATACCAGATGGTGAATTGGGTACATCTTTAGGTTCTACATGGAACGGTGATAGAATAGTCGTCGGTTCTCCGGGTTCTTCGCGAGTTTTAATATTTACATTCATAGAATCTACACAACAATACGATATAAAAACCATAGTATCACCGGACGCGACAACTGGTAATTCTTTCGGATACAGTGTAGCTATCGCTAAAGATGATGGTAATACGATTGTAATTGGAGCACCGGGTATAAATGTTGTGTATGTGTACCAGATAGGTTTAGATGGACAGTGGTATAAAACGTATGAACATACGGATACTGAGGTGTACCAAAAAATAAAATATTCTCAAAGCGTTTATTTTGATATGGTTCCTAACCCCCAACCGTATATACCTTTAGATGATCGCGATATATCAAAGAATAGATATGGTCATTCGGTGGATATAACACCGGATGGGAGATATATAACTGCGGGTGCACCTGGAACGACCATTCGTTTCATACATAATGATAATTGTAAATTTATCCCCTTTACGTTTCAAGATGAAGATATTTCACAAGGTATTCCACCAAAACCCCACACATACATAGACGTTGGAACTAAAGAAAATGGGTTTTCTAGATATGGACTATTCGGTACTAATAATTTTTATAAAAATGTATCGACACTAGGTTGGGTACGCGTATTACACTCACCCGATGGAGATTGGTCGTCATCGAATACAACCACAGTTGGGCAAATTATTCATGGTGACACTGAACAAACATTTTTAAGTTATTCATACCCAGAATACGAATATCATGTTAAAGAAAATCAATCATTTGATTTTACAGCGAGTGGAACGTGTGTTAAAATAACACCAGATGGTAAAAAAGTCGTCGTGGGTTCACCAAGATATAGTGTATCCGGTACAGAAAATAATGTGAATATCGGTAAAATTGAGACGTACGAATTCGATGCTATAAATAATTACTGGCTTAAAAACAACCAAAAAATAACAGGTTTATATGGCGGAGCTCGTGTTGGGGGGACGTTTAGTTTAGATTTTCAGGGTGAACGAATGGCTATCATATCCAAACGTACACCCCGAGAATATACAAATTCTGAAAATATAGAAACGGGGTACATACAGATTTACGATTTTTCAAAAGATAAGTGGTTTGAAGATGATACTATTATCCGATCATTAGATGGATTTATGGACGATCGTGAGTGTCACATAAATCTAGTAAACGGTAAAGATATAATATTCACGAGTAAAGAATTTGGTAATGACTTAAATGGAAAACTAAAGGTGTATACTAAACAACTTACGCAAAGTATAGAAGGTAATTCCATCGTCGGAGGTACTTTGATATCAAAATCCATGTTTCTCGGATCAAATGATGGTGTAAAAACGACAAACGACGATACTAAAAAACTTTCGTTTGGTGGTACGTTTGGTACGGATAACACGTACGAATCCTCGTTCATACAAAATAGAACATATTATAACGATCAGACGTCTAATGCCTATTCAGAACTTTTATTGTGTAAAAAACGTAAGAATATTTTTGGTGATTTTGATGGTATTGATCAAATACGCATAAAGGCACCCGAATTTCATATAGACAAGGATATAAACGAAGATCATACCGTTCAAGACCCAGCATTGACGATTTCTACAGATGGGTTAATTAAAATCAACCCAGAAATGAAACAACCTAACGATTATGGTAGTGCTAATATAAAAGCCACTTTAGATGTAAATGGTGATATATATTCGAGAGACAAAATCGTTATATCTGATTATGAAGCTAATAGTACGCAAGGAATTGAAAAAATACCTTTTAGAATACAGATAGATAGAAGTAAACGCGAAAACCGTTTCTTCCCAAAAACATTTACCAAATATGGGTATTTGACAATTGACGTTGATTATTTTACTAAAGCCTTTTCACTCTCTACCATAGAACACGTCGAATCGAGTGTGTATGTAAATTCCCTGTATTCCGATATATCAAATGTGTACACTACCTATTCATATCCTGCAGCGAATGATCCCGAAGTCGCGTCTATAACTACAGATTTAAATGGAATAGACCAAAATATATCCTTTAATATACACTGTAGTACAATTTTCCCTATGGTAAGTGGGTCAATTGACTCAACATTAATTTATAGTGGTACCAAAAGGTTCGATACAAACTTACCAAATACGGATGTAACACATACAGATGGTACGTTAACGATAAAAATGTCCGCGTGGTATTTCCCAGAAAACGCGACCCCAAAACACGTGATATTGGGGCGCATCGCGTCACTTGGATCTTCTTTTCTTATAGCTGACGATGCAGCACTTAATACGAAGTTGCGTGTTGTGGTCGTGATACATTACGATCAAGATATTCAAGATATATACGGTGTATCACCTCAAACAAATGGTAGTCTACCAATATCTATAGATATATACGATGAAAATAACAAACATGTATGGTATGCTATCGGATTTTGTAACTTAGATTTTTTTGTCATGACATGGCACCATGTATACGTCGAACTAAACTCTTCGTATCACCCAGACGATCAAATTCTCGCGATTGATAATATAAAAATACCCATCGTAAAAACATCTAGAAAAACACCCACAAACGCCCCGAATACAGAAATTACACACGTAAACTCCCATACCTTCCTAAGTGGTAGTCTCGGTTCCAAACATGGAACAAATGTTAAGATAAGTGTAGACGGTAAATGGATGATCGTCGGCGAACCAAATCTAACTACGTCTAACGGAACATTTTCTGGACAGGTCAGGGTGTTTAATTTAGTTCGCGATACATGGATTCAGGTTGGAGATTCTATAAAAGGTGGAAGCGCGAATCAACGACTCGGAACTGCTATAGATATATCAAATGAAATAGATACATTTTTTAATAAAAAGTATCCACGGATTGTGATAGGATACGAAAATGCACGAGGATATGGTAGTGGTGGAGAAGCCCGTCTTTGTACATGGGTACCTACCGGTGAAGGTGGTGAGTGGACCCATACTGTCAGACGTGGGAGTAATTTCGATAAACTTATATATAGTGAGGTTGCAAATGAACAGTTTGGTAAGAATGTTAGTATAAGCTTAGATGGAAGATTTGTAGCGGTTGCTTCCTTAAATGGGATAAATATATATGAAGTAAATAGTCAATATGATTTATTTTTTGTACAAACGTATACCACTGGTACTGGATATGAGTATAAATGTAAATTCTCCGGTAATTCCGAGTTTTTACTCGTCAGTCACCCAACTTCAACCGGTAGTCAAGATGTTACTCTTCTAAAATGGAACGGATCAACTTACGTAGACGCTCAACCAATTTCACCCATTACTCATAGCTTATTACAGCGTATTGTCACTTATACAGAACTTCGAACGAGTGCTACGTCGATTACATATGATGGTAGCATGATCGTAAGACGCCGTGGTTTCGACGTGTACCTGTCTACTAGAACCGATAAATATAATTGGAGTGATCAGTTAATACTAACACTTCCTTTACCACCTCAATATAATCAATACAGTCAACCTTTCAAATACGACAATTGTTGTACACAAATCTCAGACGATGGTTCTATTATAGTAACGGGAGATCCAACTCAATATATTGTATTCATCATAACAAAAGATCCTAGTAATCAATGGGTAGTGTCACAGGGTATCACGGACCTACAATCGAGGACCATTTTTGCAAAACACACCGCATTATCACCAGATGGAACTGTGTTATTGATTACCGTTACCGACCCCAATACTAATCTGGTAGGTATAATTGTTTATTCAAAGGATCCACAAGGTACATGGATACATCAATATGAAATTAATACGACAACACCCGATAGTAGTGTATTGGGCTACCCCGGTTTTCACCTTTATGCTCAACGTCTTCTTCATGTTTCTGCAGATAACAATTTCTTTATATTCAGGGAACTAGATTATATTACTATATTCTCTAAAGATTTACAGGGAACTTTCGTGGAAGAATATCGTTCCCCGGTTCCTGGGTATACAGCTTCCGGTATAAATGCCGACGGAACTGTAGCGGCTACTGGAAATTTGTTACGCGATAACACAAATGGTGACGCTAGAGTAGTTTGTGATATACTCACGAACGATCCAACGCTTGGCTGGTCCGTGACTCAACAGATCGAACACCCGTTCGCTTCAAAAGCCGATAGTGATAAACAGATACTAATAGGCCTCAGTAATATAATATTTTCACGCGATGGGTATACGCTAATACTAGAAGGTGTACACAGTATTTCCGGAACGTATCAATTTTATTGGTTTATTTATACATTAATAAACGGTATATGGTGTTTAAAGACTGCTAAGAGAAGAACGACTGGTTACGTTACAAATTTCACACCTAGTAACAATTTATCGCGGGGACATGGTGAATCCGGTTTTTTATCGGGTGATGGTACGATATTTGTAGAATCTGAGCCGTCATCTAATAGTATTGGTTCAGAAGATTCTGTAAACTCCTATGAAATATACGAATATGAAAGTCCATTATACGATAGTAATGTTAATACAATCACAATCAATACCGACAAAAGTGATCCGAGTGCGTTTATAATCGGGGCACCAACATCTTCCGGTGGTAATGTGTACGTATACAGTAATATTTATAACGATAACGTGTGGGGACTTGAAACTGAAACGTTCGCGACACTCGGTATCGAAAGAGAATACGGACACGCTGTAGCCATCTCAGATAGTCACGATAGATCTTACGCGGTGACATCATACGACGCGGGATCACCGGCTAGCCAGGTTTACGTATATGTACAAAATAACGACGACGCATGGGAAAAAACGCCTACCCTCACGGAATTAAATACGATTTACAATAATGGTACAAGTCAACAGATATCATCAAATACTATGTTTGGAAGTGATTTAAGTTACAGTTATGGTGGGAGATATTTAGCTATAGGTATACCAAATTCGTCCGTTTCTGGTCCGGAAGCGGGTGAGGTCCGCGTTTTACGAAAGGAATATTCTAACGTTAAAACGTGGGTGGGTGGTATGTTTGTTTATCATCCCAATTGTGACAAAGTCGAAATTGAAACAATCAAGGCTGATACAGGTATTACGTGGTCTGATGATCAAAACCAAAATATACTTCCAATCGAACACCCAACATATTCTGATTTTTATAATAGTGGAACTCCGTTTGATAAATTAATTGTAGACGGTGATGCAAATATAAAAAGGGGTAGACTTAAGCTTGGAAATCACGTGATATATAGTAATTCTAATGCTTTAGAAATTTCAAAACCGGTGGGTGTTACTGCGGTGGTCTTCAATAGTGTTCGTATAGACCCCACACTACGTGAAATATCCATGTTTGATGTGTATAATTCTATTGTAAGGTATATGTACTTAAATACCGGTTCACTTGTGTATGCAGACATCGTCGCACCGAGTGACGATCGACTAAAGGATAATGAGGAGTACATACAAAACGCGACTGATACTATATTAAAATTAAAGCCGCAAATATACGATAAACGGACTACACTCGACGCGGGGGAGAATACTACGACGAAGCGAGAATCCGGTTTAATCGCTCAAGATGTGTATTACGATGCACCCGAGCTGCGACACGTCGTGACTATCGGTGAAGGTGGAAACCCCCCAGAAACGAAACCGTATATGAACGATGATCCGACACAAGATCCCGACTATTCTTCGTGGGGACCTAAACACGCCGGTGTCTCGTACACGCAAATCATACCGTACCTGATCAAATCGAACCAGGAAATTTACCAAGAATTACAAACTGAAAAGGAAAAGAATATCGTTCTCACGAGTAAAATAGAGGCGATGGAACAGACCATACAATCCATGTTAGATCGCATTTCTGCGCTAGAATAATCACTTCGCACATTTTAGGAAAACTAAAATGGGTAAAGTGTAACACTTACTTTTTCACAGAATCCATCGCCGCTAAAGCAATCACGCCAACTATGAAGAACATGACCACGTAGTTACACTCCGTGGTGTCCTCCATGATAGGTGGCGCCTGCTGTTCCTTCTTAGAGACGCGAACCTCCTTCTGAACCGGAGAAGGAGGCTCGTCTTCGCCGAAATCAATCGGACTAAAGCCTATCATTTATTCTATGTTTACAAATTAATTTCAACCTTCTTCTTTCGACCACGTTTGCCCTTCGCCGCGGGGACCTTCACCTCCTTGACCTCACTGTCATCTTCCGCACCTTCACCACCCTGTACAGATACGATGTCGGAGATGTCATCGTCGTCGTCCTCGACGGGGGGCTGAGACGAAGGCGCTGTGAGCGTCGACGTGCTTATGGGAGGCTGGGGAGGCATCATGATACCTCCCATCAGACTCGAAATGTCGAGACCGGGTCCCTGCATCTCGTGGCGCTCACCCGGGGGTGCAGCCGGAGACGCTTGACGACCATTCGCCATGGTCGTCTGTACCGCACTCATCATGTTCTGAACCAGGTCGGGGTTCTGCTTCATCACGTCGTTCACGTTAGGCATGACCTGCTTGAACATACTGTTCGTGAGATGGAACATCATCGCGGACCCACCGAGCATCATGATCAGCTTAACCTCGGGTGCGACGTGCATCTTCGTACGATACTTGACGTATAACTCCTCGAAGACCTCGTCGTAGTCGTCGACGTTCTCCATGATATTCTCAGACCAACCGTCGAGCTGGATATCGAGAGGGTTGTATCGCTTATTAAGGAACTCGAGACCAGTCACACACGCGATGAGCATGCGTCGCGAAAACTTGATCGACTTATCCACGTCGATGCTGTACGTGATACGCTTAACCTCCGTGCGAAGATCGTCAACGTTCGAGTAGACGTTGAGTCGCTTATTAATCGTGAACCCCTTCTTCTCGAGGCGACCGAGCTTATTCACGAGATCGGCCTTCTCTTCGTCGATCGTCTTGTACCCCGGAGAGGGCTTCTCAACCTCTTCAGGCGCGAAATCGCCGCCGTAGCCCCCCTGCATGTCGTTTCCCATCATCTGAGGCTCCTCGTCGTATTCACCGTAATCGATGGGGTCCTCTGGTTGAGGCGGGGGTGGACCACTCGTCTTAGAAGGGTTCGCGAACGAGTCGATATCTTCCTGGGTTTCGGGCATCACGGGAGGACCTCCTCCTTGCTGGCGAGGAACGTTAGGAGAACGGCGCATAACCTGGGGCTTAGGAAAGTCGAGTTGGATCTCATCAAACATCGCCTGTTCGCCCTCATCGAGTTTTACGACCGAATTATCATTCCTGTCGATAATAATTTCACCGTCCATTACTATCTTTTTGAAACTAATCCCTTTTCTTTAACGCACTTTACAAAAAAATATCAGTACACAATAAAATGAAGCTCAACAACACTGATCGCAAGACTCTCAAGATTATTCTCGCCGTGGTGATCCTCTTGGCCATCATCTCTGTGTTGATGCCCACCAAGAGCATGTATCAGCCCAAGCCCGTGTCCGTTGTGACTGCTGGTCAGGGTGGCTCCATCTTTGACCTCCCCCGTGATGTCACGTGCCTCCCCGACTCTAAGGCTACGTCTGATACCTACGTCGTCGATGACAAGGGTATCTGCGGTGGTCAGAAGCTCGTTCGCGATGCCGCGAGCTACGAAATCTCCGACGGAATCGGTGGTGTCTTAATCTAAACGTATCACTCTCAACCACAAAAATTTCTAGTTAAATCGCGACAACGTATTTAAGTAGAAAAATTCTATGTGTACTATAAATGGCGTTCTCCGTAGCTCCATCTCAGCCCGATATTCCTGATTATGACCATGAGGTCCACACGGTCATCGTCGATAATATCAGTAACTTCTCGAGTCAAACGAACAACACGGACACGGATTTCGTGATGCACTTACCAACCCCCTTAGAGAATGTCGTTCAGGCTCGATTAGTAGCAGGTACTTTCCGCACTCATAACAGTGGTAGTGGTAGATCTCAACGGGCGCTACACATAGGCATCGAAGAGCTTCGCACACACTTCTCGCACAAGACCCAAGCGGAAATCAACTACCCGGGCGACCCCGCCTCGGATGTCGTCACGGACGCGAGTAATCATTTGAACGGCATTTTTGGTACGGTCATCGGTCCATGCGTAGCTCAGGAACCGGTCGGGGACGCGTCTCCGGTTAACACGGTCATCACCTTCAAGGACGAATACCCGATCGTGCAGTGTTATCACAACCCCATTCGTAAACTCGACCGTCTCACGTTTAACATCGACAGGGAAACAGGCGCCACGGCCGAAATCGGTAACTCTGTCATGATTTTCCGTTTCACGTGCCGCAAGAAGAACCTCGCATAGATTTCAGGGCGTTACATACACGTAATTTAAAAATGCTTTTACTATAGTAAGTATGTCCTCCGGAATCGTTCAACTCGTGGCGGTCGGGGCGCAAGATGAGCACATCATCGGCGAACCCGAGATTTCGTTCTTCACTTCTACGTTCAAGAGGCATTCTAACTTTTCACAATCTCTCGAAAAACAAACGATCCAGGGACTTGTGAAAGGTAATTCCATGTCAACTATCAAGTTTGAAAGGAACGGTGATTTGCTCGGATACACGTATTTCACACTCGACGATAATGAGAGGGCGATCGATATTCAAAAGTGGCGCACGGTCATCGATAGGGTGGAGCTTCTCATCGGTGGTCAGGTGATCGATGCTCAGGACGTGTTCTTCACCGAGAAGATCGCCATCGATACGTGTGCACAAAACGTATCCAAGAGTTCCAACGGACCTCACCCGGGTGCGAGCGCACGCTCGTACTTCTACCCACTCCGTTTCTTTTTTTGCGAAGGTCCCCAATCCGCCATTCCACTCGTGGCGCTCCAGTACCATTCCGTGGAACTTCGCATCTATTGGGGTCCCAACGCCGGTAACTATAATGTTGAGGCGTACTCGAACTATTATTACCTCGATAACGAGGAGCGGGGTATCATGGCGTCCAGGGAACACAACATTCTCATCACGCAAGTTCAAAAAAGTATTCCGTCCGGTGAACTCACGCAAGAGCTCACGTTCAACCACCCCGTCAAGTACATCGCGGGGTCGAATACGAACTCCGAGAGTACACTCACATCGATCGATAACAAGATCAAGTTGAGTATCAACGGCACGGACCTCAGTCCGTTCAAGTGGGCGAAGCCGCACTTCGTCGACATCACGAGCTATTACCACACGAACTTCGTGACTTCCCCAGATTGTTTCTTGTACCCCTTTTGTCTTAACACGAACTCCAACCAGCCGAGTGGTTCACTCAATTTCAGTCGCGTAGAATCCGTGAAGATTCATAGTCAGACAAAACTGATCATAGACCCCATATACGCCGTGAATTACAACATTCTCAGGGTGAATAACGGTATGGCAGGTCTCATGTACGCGAATTAAAATGCGGTATTATATTAAATGCCTAAGAACTTGAGTACCGTCGGTGGAGCGACCGAGCTCCGTTTCGGTAAAAACTGTCGAGAAGACCAGGCAGACAACTCGATTGTGTTCAACGCGAGTAACGAAAAGATAGACGCGACGCGAGCGGGTGGTGTGTACATCACACCCCTCGAACTCGCGACGGTATTTGGTGGTTCGGGATCGGACGATTCCACGAACACGTTCGTCGTATATAACCAAAGCACGCACCAACTTTTCCGCACACAGGTTCCAGTAACACTTTCCGGTATCTCCGGTTCGGGCACAGATTTTACGGAAACGATCAATTTTACAAACCCGACGACGGGTATCATCGTAGATTCCAACGTCGTGGTCGACGGAAACGTCACGTGTACGGATCTCATCGTACACGGAAACATCACGGCCCTCGGGGATATCACGGAGGTGCTCACCGAGACGACGCTTTTCACGGACCCCATCGTCGAGATCGGGGCGAATAACGTCACGACGAGTGATGAATTTAAGGATTTGGGACACGTTCTTCGCCGTCCAAACGGTGTCTCCAACGTCGGTGTCTATTACGACGAGAGTGCCACGGAACTCACGTTCGCGTACACGAACGGGGGTGCGGGACAGTACGAACTCACACCGACCTCGGAGACCATGAATGTACACGTCCACGGAAAACTATACACAGAATCGAACATCGGTGTCGCGAACGTCTCTCCGGTACACACACTGTCCATAGGCGATGCGTGTTTCATAGATTCCGGAAACTACTCGAACGTCGTGGAAGTGCGTGGTAACGTGTACTCGACGGGTAACGTCTTCGTGGACGGCGCTCTCGTGACACATGCGGGAGGTGTCGCGAGAAAAACATACACGCACGCAAGCGCTTTTGGTATCGGGACATCTGTATCCGACTCGGCGATCACTTTGACTTTCACACAACACGTGTTCCACGCGAAAATCATCGCGCAGCTCATAGACGATCTCGATAACGAGGTCAGTACCTTATCCATGGAGATCGGGGGTGGTCACCGCGCGGGTAATGTCGACGGGCACAACATCGCACTCGGACAAGTGTCCATCTTCGGTGGAACGAACACGAACCCCTGGTCGACCAACATGGTCACCACGCCCACGACGGTTCGTATACAACCCACGAACGATTTCGTCAATGGTCCCGGAAATTACTCCATCTTCGTGGAGTACACGTCGGCGTACCCAGACGGTAAACTCTTGAGTGTGACGCACACGAGCGGCGTCTCTAAACCAAATTTCGGGTATTAATTATGTCAGTACACTATAGATGGCACACACGAACGTTCACATGCTCATGGGAAACCTCACGACGGGTGAGAATACACCCACCTTTTATATCGATCGTGTCAACGGGCGAGTCGGTGTAGGTACGGACGCAACCCAACATACAGACGGTACCACGTACGCGTTTGACGTGAGTGGTTCATTATACGCCACGGAGTTACACGGTGACGGATCCAACCTCACCGGTCTCACGGATTCTAAGTGGGTCGAGTCGATCACGAACCCTGATGATATTTATTATACGACTGGGAATGTTGGTATCGGAACCGATAATCCGGGTTTTAATTTGGACGTGAACGGTGACATAAACTTTTCGGGTCAGTTTTACCAAGGTGGTTCTCCATTCGTGAGTACACCTTGGACTATCGAAACCAACCCCGACGCACTCACGTACACATCTGGTAATGTTGCCATCGGGACGACCAGTACGGACCATACGCTCACGGTCGAGGGTGATGCATTGATTTCAAACGGAACCATCTCTACAACTACCACCGACGGTGGAACATTTCATTGGCGCTTGCGGACGTCTGGAAGACCGAGGGCGACTACGAGTTTAGCCCCCGATGGTAAAGGGCCGTGCATTACAAATGATAATACAGGTAACGTATATGTTACAGGGTCTTATCTACGTGATGCAACGTTATACGATAAAGATGATACCGTATGTGGTTCAATAAATAATCCTAATACTGACCCGTTTATACTCAAATATAGTTATTCTGGAAATATTCAATGGTACGCGCGCGCGACCACCCCCTCTTCTTACAGCGAGTCAACTGACGCAGTGCTAGATACCAGCGGAAACTATTATTCTGTGGGTGAATTTTACGGTGCGGACATAAACTTTCACAATAAAGATGATACAATCGGAGATACGATTACTACTAACCCTTCGAGTGCTAAAGGATATCTTGTTAAATATAATTCAAGTGGGTATGTTCAATGGAGTACTCTATTCGTTGGAAACAATGGTTTTTGTCGAATAAATAGGGTCACCGCAGATTCTGAATATGTTTATATTTTAGGACAATTTTACGGTGTTCTTGATCTATATGATGAAGATCATCTTGTAAGTGGTACACTTAGTGATAGTGGTTCGACTGATGATATATTTATAGCCAAATATAGTTTGAATGGAAACCTTCAGTGGCGTACACGCTTGGGTGGTTCGGGTAGCCCATACTCTGGTCCATCGGGTCTCTCGGTTGATAACGATGGAAATATTTATGCTACAGCCGCGTACACAACCAGCATAACTTTATATAATAAAGATGATACTCAGGCCAGTACGTTAAATGGTGTTGGTAATAATGAAGCATTTATCGCTAAATATAACTCGAATGGATTTCACGAATGGTCTACGCGAATAGCGGGGACGGGACACGACAGAACTTACAGCCTCGCGACGGACAATGATGGATCTATTTACGTCGTAGGTTCATCGGAAAGTAGTTCCACGACTTTTTATAATGAAGATGGTGGTATAGGAGGTTCGATTAATAGCAGTGGTGGTTATTACAATGGATTTATCGCTAAGTATAATACAAGTGGATATCTTCAGTGGCGTACACGTATACAGGGAAGTTTTTTTTTGAGGGGTGGGGACATCACAGTTGATAATTCAGGTGACATTTATGTTGCGGGTACGGCAGCTTCTATAGATGTAGATTTTTACAATGAAGATGATACTATTGCTAACACAACAACTTTTACTACATCTGATACCCGTGGAATTGTCGCCAAATATAACCCTGATGGGTATTTCTTATGGAATGCGACAGTGGGACAGCACACAACAAACTACATTTCTATAAATGGTATCACAGTTGGTAACGATGATAACGCGTATATTGTGGGTGTGTATGGAACAGACTTTCTAGAATTTCATAATAATGGTATCGTAGCCGCTACACTTGATCGAGTAGATCAATATGAGCACCTGTTCGTTGCTCGCTATAGTGGGAATGGTAAAACAACAACCATAAACTCTAAAGAAACGTATGATCCTATTACGTTAAACACAAACGGTGGTAATGTCGGAATCGGGACAAACGCACCCATGTGCACTTTAGACGTCAACGGTGATATACATTTTTCAGGGCGAATAAGCGGTCCTGGGTTTACTACATATAAAGGTTCTGGAAGTATTAAACATCCAAGTTATTACTTTGGTAATGAAGTAGTTGTACCTGGGTCTATGCCAGAATCGCTTGGTACTGTCTATTATTCTGTAAAATCACGAACAAACGCTAGTAGGAGCCACGGTAGTTTCGACTATGCCATAATTGGTGACTCCTCATCAGCGAGTCAAATTGATTGGTCAACGAAAGCTGTAGCACATAAAGCAGACACTAATACAAGTATGCATATAATAGCTAAAATAAAAACATCTGGTTATAATGTAAGATTATGTTTTCTAGATAGTGGGGGAACTACATCATCTGGTGATTACGATTGGGAAGCAGTTGTTGTACAATATGCACCGTTCACACCTTAAGCGCACCAATCCTTAACTCACATAAAATGTACTACATTTTATCTAAGTTAATATAAATGGTGCAGACGACGAGCCATATATTTTCAGGGAAGGTGAACGTTGGGAGTAATCTTCAAGTTGGTTCCTCACACTTATTCGTCGATACCACTAATAACCGTGTAGGTATCACGACGGGTAACCCCGATGCGAGTTTACACGTCAACGGGAACGCTTACGTAGAATCGAACGTGGGTGTCGGATCGACCATCGTACTCGATGGGGATACAGGAATCATCACAGCCACCCAGTTTCAGGGTGATGGAAGTCAACTCGTCGGCATCGCCAGTAACCTCGAACAGATTGTGGAGAACGGAAACGTCACTTCGAATACGGTTCAGTTCACGAACCCAGATGTAGGTATCGTCGCCAGTGGAAACGTCGAGGTCGGAAACAAACTCGTCGTGGGAAGCTTAACACCGGGTACCGTTCCCACTGTGGCGGGTGATAGCACTCTTGCCGATTCCCGAATTGCACAGAGTGTGGACACGGTCACTATAACCTCAAACCTCGAAGTGACTGGAAACATCGTGATGGCAGGAGAATCGTACAAGATCGATTCCCAATCCCTCGAAGTGAAGGATCGTATCGTCGGAATAGCCTACGATAACGCGTTGGCGGGTGCGGACACGGGTATTCTCATGGAGTATCCCACGAGAAACGTCGCACTCGTTCACCACGGTGCGTCAGGTAACCCGTACGCTCAAGAGTTTACCATCGGGTACACGCAAAACACGGCGACGGATACGACCATCGTGAACGATACGGGTAACGTGATTACCGTGAACGTACTCGGTCATCTCCACACGCAGAATAACATGACGGTCGATTCGGGTGGTAGTTACTACGGTGACGGTACGAAACTGACAGGTGTGGCCTTAGCCTCTGACCTCACGTCGAACGCCGCGCGTATCACGAACCTCGAATCCGCGAACGCCGTTCAGTCTACACTCCTAACGAATCTTAGGACCGATGTCACGTCGAACGCTTCACGGGTCACGTCCCTCGAGGCTGCGAACACGGTTCAAGCGGGTCTCATTTCTTCGCTCGAGACGGATCTGTCCTCAAACGCGTCGCGGGTCTCTACCCTCGAAGCGGCGAATGTCGTTCAAGCGGGTCTGATTACGAATCTGAACACGAACCTTTCCTCGAACGCGTCACGCGTCGCGACTCTCGAGGCGGCAAACGCGGTTCAGGCGGGTCTCATTTCTTCTCTCGAGACTGATCTGTCATCGAACGCGTCACGGGTCTCTACCCTCGAGGCTGCGAATACCGTCCAATCGGGGCTCATAACTTCCCTCGGGACGGACCTGTCTTCGAACGCATCGCGTGTATCGACTCTCGAGGCGGCGAACACGGTCCAAGCGGGTCTTATTACCGATCTGACCACGGACCTCACGAGTAACGATGCACGCGTGACCACCCTCGAAACGGATTTGACCGATAATGCGGCTCGAATCACGACACTCGAGACTGCGAACACGGTCCAAACGGGGCTCATTACCACGTTGACGACAGACCTTTCCAGTAACGATGCGCGCGTGTCGACCCTCGAAACGGACCTCACTTCGAACGCTGCGCGGGTCTCAACTCTCGAGGCGGCAAACGCGGTTCAAGCGGGGTTGATTACCGATTTGACGACAGACCTTTCTTCGAACGCGTCGCGCGTGGCAACCCTCGAGGCTGCAAACACGGTCCAAGCGGGTTTGATTACTGATTTGACCACAGACCTTTCCAGTAACGATGCGCGCGTGTCGACCCTCGAAACGGATTTGACCTCGAACGCGTCGCGCGTCTCGACCCTCGAGGCGGCAAATACGGTCCAAGCCGGACTCATATCCTCACTCGAAGGAAGTGTCGCGACCCTCGATACGGATTTGTCCGATAACGCCGCACGCGTCACGGCACTCGAGTCGACGGACGCTCTATTATCGTCACTCATCACGGATATTAACACAAACCTGAGTGATAACTCGAGTCGTATATCCAACCTGACCCTAGACGATGTGGTAAACGTGAATAACGCCACTGCGAATACGGTTCAGTTTACGAACGCGACGACGGGTATAAAAACCACTGGAAATGTGGAGATTGGGAGTAACCTTTCGGTATCCGGACTCTCACCCAACAAAATACCTATCGTGGGATCCGGTAACTTTCTAGAAGATTCTTTGATTAGTAAAGCGAACGGTACGATCGTCATTTCGTCCGACGTCGAGATTTTGGGTAACATAAGTGTAGACGGTAATTCTTACACGATAGATTCTAATTCTCTCGTGATTAACGACCGTATCATAGGTATCGCGAACAATAACACGTCCCACGAGCTCGATGTGGGTATCATCATGCAACACCCCGGCAAAAACATCGCACTCATACACCACGGGGAAGCCCAAGGTGACCAAGATCCACACGACCACGTGTTCACGATCGGGTACACACAAAATACCGTGACGGATAACCACGTTTTTGACGACTCGAATCTGATCACGGTCGAGGTTTTGGGTAATCTGATCACTCAAAACAATTTAACCGTGACGACTGGAAGCTATTTCGGTGATGGTACGACACTCACGGGTGTAGCTCTATCGACCGATTTAACCGATAACGCGGCTCGAATCACGACTCTCGAGGCGGCCAACACGGTCCAGGCAGGTTTGATTACGGATTTGACCACAGACCTTTCCTCGAATGCGTCCCGCGTCACGAACCTCGAGACGGATCTGACTGATAACGCGTCCCGGGTGACGACCCTCGAGGCTGCGAATACCGTCCAAGCGGGTCTCATTACCACGTTGACGACAGACCTTTCCAGTAACGATGCGCGCGTCAACACTCTCGAAACGGACTTGACCTCGAACGCCGCACGGGTCACAACCCTCGAAGCCGCAAACACAGTCCAGGCTGGATTGATCACAGATTTGACCACGGATCTCTCCAGTAACGATGCACGAGTGACCACCCTCGAAACGGATTTGACTGATAATGCAGCGCGCATCACGACCCTCGAGGCGGCAAACACCGTACAAGCCGGTCTTATTACGGATTTGACAACCGACCTTTCTAGTAACGATGCGCGCGTGACGACCCTCGAAACAGATTTGACCGATAATGCGGCTCGAATCACGACCCTCGAAGCCGCAAACACGGTCCAAGCTGGACTGATTACTGATTTGACCACGGACCTCTCGAGTAACGACGCGCGGGTGACCACTCTCGAGACGGATCTGACCGATAACGCGGCTCGCATCACGACCCTCGAAGCCGCGAACACTGTCCAAGCTGGTTTGATTACTACTTTGACCACGGACCTCTCGAGTAACGATGCGCGCGTGACCACCCTCGAGACCGATTTGACTTCGAACGCTTCGCGAATCACGACGCTCGAAGCTGCGAACACGGTTCAAGCGGGTCTGATTACTGCGCTGACCACAGACCTTTCGAGTAATGATGCGCGTGTGACGACCCTTGAGACGGACCTCACCTCGAACGCATCGCGAATCACGACGCTCGAGGCGGCAAATACGGTTCAGGCAGGTTTGATCTCAACTCTAAACCTTAACATGACCAGTAATGATGCACGCGTCACGACTCTTGAGACGGATCTAACCGATAACGCGGCTCGTATCACGACGCTCGAGGCGGCAAATACGGTTCAGGCGGGTCTGATCACGGGTTTGACCACGGACCTCACGAGTAATGATGCGCGTATTACGACCCTCGAATCGGCGAATACCGTTCAGGCGGGTCTGATCAGCGATCTAGACACGAACTTAACGTCGAACAGCGTTCGTGTAGGCACGTTGGAAACGCGTGTGACTAACCTCGAAACGTCG